CGTTCGTGGTATTGCCGAGGATATGCAGCAAGCCGATGTCGTAGAATCCAAACCCCGGCACGAACGTATACTTTATATAGCGCGTGCGCGCCATCGGTAGCGACTGGTCGTCTTCGTCGAAATTGCGCGTAATCGACAGGACTTTTCGCGAAGATACGTCAATCGTGACGACGTACGGTATTTCTAATCCCGATTCCTTGCCTTCGTGCTTGTGCTCAAATCCCCGGATATCGAGTTCGCAGCAGATTTCGTAGATCTCCCGATCCCGCTCATCTGGCATGAAGTTATTTGCCGTCAGGCCCTGCTGCGCTTTTTCCTCGGCTTGCACTGCGTCCGGCTGCGACTGGATCGGATCCGACAGATCCGTTTCGCGATATACGCCCAGAATCTGGAGTCGCTTGACCGTCGATGGTCGTAGATACGTCCGGTGAGTGATCCGCCGAGCATTCGCAAGGTTCACGGCCGACTGATTCACGATGATATCGTCCGCATCGACCGATTCCGATACCGGCCGGTTTCGCAGCGGGCAGAAGTACACTTTTTTAAACGTCGTGCCACCGAATCCCAGCATCAGCAGCATGCGATCGGTATCCGGATAGTACTCAGTCGCAACCGCCGTCAAATAGTGATTCATATCGCGTTCGTAGTCGTTCGCGAGCTGATCCTCTTTTAGCGTGGCGTCATTGTCGTCGTTGCGGATTTTTACCGGCCCATCGGTCGGCAGCAATTCGGAGCGAGCGTTCGCCTGGAACCGTAGGACCGCCTCAAGCAATAACGGGTGACGAACCTTCGACATCCCCTCAACGGGGGCGCCATCGCTCGCGCCCTGGACGTTCGGCAGTTCGATCTTGAGCCCCAGCAGTTTGATGCCAAGCGCCCGGTCCTCGATCCACTCGCGCCGGGACGTGATGTCCTGATCGACGCCTCGCAGCAAATCGTCCGCGATCCGGTACAGTTCTCCCTCATCGATCTTATCGACCAGGTTACCGAACCACTCAAGCGGACCGTCGTTCGCCGCCGCTTGCGATATCGGTTTACCGTCCAGCGCTAGCGTGACCGCGCCGTCGCCGTGCGTGATCCGGAGGATGTTCCCTTTCTCGTCGATATCCGGTTGATCGTCCTCGTCCTCGATCATCTGGACGACGACGTTCGCCGGATCGGGCAGGTCAGCGTCGGGAGGTCCCGGGATTCGGAGGTTGGCATTGCCGAGACCTGGGACGGCGCTCAACGCAATGCGTCCAGAATCCGCATCGGACTAGACATCTCATGCACAAACCGGTCTATCCCTTCATGTGCCGCGGCGTCATCCGACACTGCGCCAATATCATACGTCCGCCGCTGCGCATGCGGCGGCTTGCCCGTTACCGTCACCCGGAACTGATACGGACGCTGCGCACGCGAGATCATGTCGACAGTCGCGTCGCAAAGTACCATGCAATCGGAGGGCTTGACTATTGTCATCGTCTTGCAACGATACACCAAATTAAAGCAAGTATCCTAATTTCTGCATGTAGTCAATTGGGTGCTCGGCCTTCTTGGACATGTTGCATCCAGGACATGTAATCTGGAAATTCAGAATCTCATGAGCGCCTCCCTTCGATAAAGGGATAATGTGATCTATATGTCTCGTTGTTAATTTCTTACGACAAATAGCGCATTTGCCTTTTTGTTTTAGATGCAAATTGTCGATTTGTTTTTTGGTAACCTGACCCGTCTTAACACTTCTTTTTATGGCGCGTTGTTTGGCAGACCACTGTTTTGCTTCAAATGGATGTGCGGCTCGCCAACGTTTTGCTATTGCCCTATTTTGCGCTCTGACTTTATCTATATTCTCAGTGCGCCTTTCCTTCGATCTTTTTCTTGTTTTTTCTCTACTATTTAAGCGATTTCTTCGACATCTGGCGCGATAATTCTCCGGTTTTGCGGCATATCTTGCTCTTTCTGCGGCCCGAAATTCTTCAGGATTTTCGGCACGTTTCTTATTGACCTTGTCTACAGTACATCGTCTGCATTCATATTCGAAATATACCTTTCCCTTAACCGTGTGGGGCCTGAAATTATCAGATAAAGATTTTTCCTTTTCGCATGTTTTGCACGTCCGTGTATCCATGAGAGAATTTTACCACATGGATTACGTTGGGTACAATGGATCTCCACTTCGGCCAGGATAAGTTTTAAGTGATTCAATTTCCGCTAGACGCTCTGGCGCACGAGCTATCAGTCCGTTATCCCTAAGATGCCTAAGGGCTTGAGATACCGTATCAGTTAAATCGTCATGCTTAGAATATGGAAATTGCGAGACTTCGCTGATAACCATCTCGCTCCAAATTCTATCTGGCGCATAAATTATACCCTCAGCAAATAGATGCTGTACTGAATATAGGCGAGATAACTTATCCTGACTTTTAGGATCGAAAAATTGCACGCCAAAATTTTCATTACTATAAAGGCGTCTAATTTCTTGGCCGACTGAAATACCGGCAGCCTTGTTCTCAATCAGTAACAAATCCACTTTCAATGACGTGCATGTCTTCGCTACCTTTTCAACTAACTGATGCAATTCCAATCTGTCTCGCCATGCATGCATCATCATGACTTTAGGCGCCCCTTCATTATATTTTCTATCAATGAACATTGGCCTTCCATCTCTATCCATCATGCGCGTTGCTTGCGAATCTCCAGTAGATGAAAAAACCCCCCAAATCGTGATCGCGCTGTAATCGTTAGCTGTTTTAATAGTGTAGGCCGTATCAAGCGATGCCAATATAAAATCCATCGGCGCAAATGTTTCTCTATCCCATAACTGCCAATAGTCCCTTTTTATAACGCCGCCGCCAGCGGGCTCAGGTCGTTGCTGCAATTGTCCATTGGCAATCATTGGACCTAATGCCGTCTCAAGCGCTACCACTTCCGCTTCGCCAAACCTCTCTGGCCACATTAGCTCGCCAGGGATAGTGCGAGGATCTTTCCATCCTATTTGTGTGACGAACGAACGATCCGGTTCGTATCTCATAGGAATCATCAAATGACACCACTCGCCGGTATTTTTTTCTAGTATGTGTCCAGTAATATCATCTTCAGCAAGACGCTGCTGAATTACAATGTACGCGCCAGTTTTTGGATCGTTCAATCGAGTACTGGCGACTGTATCGAACCAATCAATAGTGGATTTTATGGTTGCTTCAGAGAATGCCTCATTGGCAGAATTTATGTCGTCACAGACGAGTATCTGAGCCCCTTCGCCAGTTGTTGCGCCATCAATCGATGTAATTAATCTCTCGCCGCCTTTATCGTTGCTGAATCGGCTTTTAGTATTCTGATCGGACGTCAACGAAAAGCGATTTCCCCATCGCTCTTGATAAAACGGTGATTCAATAAGCCTCCGACATTTCACCGAATCACGCAAAGATAATTGGTTTGCATAGGATGCAAATAGAAAAGGAACTCCCGGCCCACTCGTCGGCCCATTTTTTGGCTGAGCCCACGTCCATGCTGGAAACGCGACTGATACCAAACTAGACTTAGAGCAGCGAGGACTGATATTAATAATTAGGCGACGCAGTTCTCCGTCGCACACGGCTTGCAAATGTTCGGCAACGGCATCGATAGCCCAACTGTCCTTCCATGGACTCGGATCAATATAACGCCACGCGGCTTTTAAGAATTCGTACAGCGAGTCTTCGCAATCGGCCCTCTCCAGGTCGATCAACTGTAACTTGCGATCTATCTGCGTGATGTCGATCACTAAACCCACTCGTGCGGATCTAGCGCCGGCACAATGTTCCCTAAAAATTCTTGCTGACACTCATAGCAGAACGGCCCGCAAGCCCGGCCTATCGTACTCACCCAGTACGGAACAACGGTATGATAGCCACAGCGGATGCACTGCGGGAGTAACTCGATGCCGGTCGGCATCTTTAACTTATATATGCGATGCATCACTCCATCCGTTGAGATCAGTTAGCCCGTATCGTGGGGCCAGACGCCGGCACTAATTTTCTCCAGCCGCCACAACAGTTAACGATTGCTGCTCGATTCTGGCGACGCATGCCGCACAGCCGGAATTTCTCCCTTCGCGGTCGCAACCTGGTACGGCATCCATTGCGCGTAACCATTGTCGGGCACCGGATCGCCATCCTGCAACAGAGTCACTTCCGTCAACGCGAACGGCAAGCCATACATATCGAATCCGGCGACGTTTATCAACCGGTCATCGTGAACGAACGCAATCAGCCCGACCTCGGGCTGCGCTTTCACGTTGTTGCGGCGATACGCGCCGTAGCGGTTTACGATCCACACCACTCTGCCTATCGTCGGTACGATCATTTCCCTACTCCTGCATACCCATTCAGTCTGCGCGCCGCATCGTGCAATGTCATCTGGCTGATTCCTAACTTACCCGCCATCACTTTTTTCGATGGTCGCTTTACCCGGCCCGGCTGCGCGAACCAAGCGTCGATCAGGCGCAACTGCGGGTAACTCAGGGCGTGGGGGCGGCCGCTCACTCAATCACCCCACCCTCATCATCCTCCACCGACTCGCCCGTACCACCATCCGCGATCCGCGTCAGCATCGCACGCATCTGCTGACGCTCAGCGAATGTCAACTTACTCGAGTCAATTATCGGCGCCCGCTGCGTCACATCCTCAACTTCAATCTTCTTCGTCGCCGGCGCCCACTGCTCGCCACCGCGTCGGTCCAGCCATGCCATCCCGACCTTGCCCGCTGCCGGATTACTAGGGTCCGTCGCGATCCGCAGCATGTTCGTCGCCACCGCCGCATTCGCTTCGGCCACGCCTAACTCCAACTCATCCGCATAGTGCGTCGTCAACGTCGACAACGACACGTCCAATAACTTCGCGATGTGCGCTCGCACAATCCCCAGCGCCGCAAACCGCTTCACCATCTTGCCAAACACCGGCGACGGATGCTCGCCCGCCGTGCGCAATATCTCCACCCGCTGCTGGTGCTCGGTCTCTATCTTCTCGAACTGCGCCTTCATCCACAGCGAGAGCTCCTCGCGCGCTGCACCGCGCTCAGCAGGAGCTGCGGGCATTCCTGCAGGCGGCCTGCCTCGGCGGTTAGCCATGGGTCACATCCGTCATCTGCGGCGTGCGCGGATCCACATCATACTTCAATGGCGGCCAGTACTTTATCGACCCGCCCCACAAACTCCCCAGCTGGAATCTCGCGCAATGGAAATTCCACACCGTTCACTATCCAAGACACCTTGAATCCTCCTGATTCAGACCATTCACTACGGGATGTCATACACGCCTGACCACTGCGACACTACTCACTCCGCGCCCACGTCATCTCTGCACCCGCTTCGCTAACTCCGGCGCCGCTATGTCATACCCACCCGCCGTGCCCACCGTGCGCGCCCACTTACCCCTTCGCACCAGCAACCCGCGCACGTAGTCCGCCAATCCCATCTCGCACTCCCACGCCTCCGCCTCTAACTCCGCACGCAACGCAGTCGACATCGGTATCGTAATCCGATCCGGATACTTAATGCGGCTGGCCATTACTGAATCACACCACAATCGTCGTCGTCTTTCTCGTGATCCGCCCAGGTCACACCCTTCGCACCCAATACCATCCGCAGTTGATGCGCAACAAAGTTTGCCTTCGTCCGGCCTTGTTCGTTCGCAAACTTCTCAATCTGGTCAAATAGTTTACGTTCGACTCTAAATGAAATCATTAGTCGATTGGTAGGCATAAATATAACCTCAGATATCAAAAAAACACAACTAGTTAAACAACATAACTCTTAGTTAAACAACATAACTCCCAATAGTTCACTGACGTTAACACTTGTTTTCATTTTGTCAATAGTCGTTAAGCATAGCATGACGGTACGTCTCACAACCATTGACTAAACATCACGCTCGTTCACTAATGGTTTAACCATAGGGATCCCTATCAATCGACTAAACATCACAAATAGTGACTAAGTGTGAAGCATAGTTAGACCATAGGGATCCCTACGCATCCACACTTGTTATCATAGTGTTATGTAGTATACCACCTTAGGGAGGGACCCAAATTCCAGAACAATCCCGGAATGGGACCCGAAACCTGCCAAATGGGCCGAATACGGATACGGCGCGCGGTACCGGTACTTGGGACTCCGCGTTGCAGCAAAAAGGGGTCCCCCACCCCCTCGAAAACCTGGCATGTGGCGGCGGCCCAACATGCCTGTGCGGATCGGCATGCATGCAACATTACACTTGCTCGCGTACTTCGCATAATAACCAGTATGACAAACCAATATTGACCAACCACAAGCCTAATACACTGATATGACGTTATTTGTAACAGCACGTTAGTACAAATGTCGCAGATGGATAAGCGCATATGGAGCGACTCTGCTCGCTAGGTTTCGACATGGATATGTGGCGCTAACGCATCAGGCGCACGGATCGGCGGGCGAGCGCCGCTAAGTTTCTCGCGCTCGCCCTGGTGCGGCGGAGGCTATTACATCCAAATTTGGCACAATCGGTCCGGATTGGTGCTTAAAATGGCACTTTTGGGTCAAGTGTCTATTGAGTGTCTATCGACCGTCTATCAATGAATATACTAAGTTATTGATATTATTATTATTATTATATATATAGACACTTAGACACTTAATACACTAGCAATGTACCTGAGGACTAATTAGCTATTACACATACGTTATATATATTTATATAGCCCTCAGTGAAGTAGGTGTCTACAGCGTCTATGTGTCTAGCAATCGGGGTATTTTGTCCGCTAGGTGGTATTCGGCGATAGCGTCGTCGATCACATCGCCGATGCCTGAGGCTATCAACCTGATCGACGTGACGGATCGCGATCGGATACGATTCAATCGGCAGTCGTCGATATAGTCTCGCGCGAGGTCGCCGACCGGATCATCGCGATGGCGTTGTTTTCTGAGCCACGAGTTAAATGTCATCGGTTTCGACCTTCTTCCAATAGCGATCTTTGTGGTGCAGTTGCTTCCATCCGTTTTCCATCATGATGCGGTAGATGCGGCGCTTGGCTCCGTCATCTTGGCGTGACATCTCCATTTGGATGGCGTTGGTGAGGATGGATCCTGATGTCAGTTTGTTATCGCCGTAGCTATTGGCGTAAGCCAATACGGTGTCCGTCCAGATATCACGCGAGGCGCGCGCTAACTGTTGTTCGTCGGTGCCTTCTGGCATTTCGTGCCACGAGGCACCGTTGCGGTATTCGGCGACGGCCTCGGCGAAGATTTGTTCGCGTTGTTGGTAGAGGGTTTCCAAATTGATGTACCCGCATATCAGGGGCCAGTAGCGGCGCCTACCTCGGGCCTCTTGCAGGTATTCGCTGTTTTCTGAGGTGGCAGCAAAGACCGTAACCCTTGGATGTTCCTCGGTAATTCTACCGTGGCTTTTACGATACACATCCTCACGGTTGACGATGGTGGCGAGGATTTGCGAGTGCTCTCGTTTTGAGAATCCGCTCATGTCGGGCACTTCAATGAGCCATCGGCCTTGGATGGCTTGGAAGAAATCCTTTTCGCCGAACGCGATTGGAATGGAGGCAAACCAAGGATCGGCGAGGACCTTGAGGAAGCTGGATTTGCCGCGCCCCATGCGGCCCTCGAGGACCGGCATGGTATCCACCTGACAACCAGGCTGATACGCTCGAGCGACCATAGATATCGGCCAGTTGCGGGCCACTGCATCATTGTAAAGGTTACGGTCGGCGCCTAGGCAATCGGCTAGCCACGTGTCCAAACGCGGGACTTGATCCCATTCCAGTGAGTCCAGCCAATCGGTCAGCGAGTTGCGCTGCTGACACTCGGCGGCATGCATGACGGCATCTTGAACCAGGTATAGATTTATTTTAGGTAATTGGGCTTGCTGTTGGATCCAAGCGGTGGCGCGCCTGGAGTCGGCATCGGTCCATAGACTCGGTGTGCCATTGAGCGAGTGATATATTTTACCGCGGAATGAGTCGAGCCAGATTTTGCCGCGATAGTGTGGATGCAGTTGTAAAATAGTGCTGGCATTTGAAAGAGTTGCGTGTGGGATTTGCTTGGTGTCTTTGGCGAGCCCAAGTTCCTGCCACATAGCCAATGCAGATTGCGGCGCCGCTCCGCCTTGGTAATCTGAGTCTGGGTCGGCGGGAGGTAATACCTCAACTTGCGGGTGCTTTGTGCGGACAGGAAACGCGGGCGCTGGCTTGGATTCTGGCGCGGCCTCGACCGCCTGGATATGTTCACCAACCCACTTCGCAATGCGCGTCGAATCCCAACCCTCGGCGATGGCTTCGGCGACATCCCAGCCATCGGCGGCGCCGTTGGGGTTAATCACGCGCACGCGCTTGGCGGTGCCTGACAGGCGCTCAGCGAGCCACGCAGCGGCTTTTCTGCCTGGATCGTCGGCATCGGGCCAGATCACGACGTCGCGGCCGGCCAGAGCCCTCCAGTCGGCTTTGCGGATCGCTTGGGCTCCGCCGGCCCAGGTAACGACCACATTGCGGCGCATGGCACCCTTGGCGGCGTCCGCGCATTTCTCGCCCTCAACGACCAGAACGGCTGATTCCGGGTGCTTGGCCAGTTCGGCGGCGTTGTACAGGACCTTAGGATCCGGACCGGCTTGGGCCCGCCAGCCGTTTTTGCGCCAGGTCCAGGGGCAGAACGTCTTCCCGTCCGGTAGATCGTACCGGGCGACGGCGAACGCCGTGCCATAGCGATATACGGCGGTAGGAAGGCCGTGCCGACCGTGCTTGGGGAGATCGCCGGCGTCCGGGGGAATCGGGAGCGCAGGATCAGTGTCCGGTTCGGGCGCTGGCCGGGTGCGCGGCAGCACCGGGACATCGCGATCGGTCACGCCGACGAGGGCCGCGACCTGAGCGAGCGCAGTGCCGTTGTTGATGTGGTTGAGGGTAGCATAGAGGCTAATGAGGTCTCCGCCTTTGGCCTCGCCGCCGAAGTTAGCCCATACGCCGTTGTTGAGATTGACCTTCCAACTGTCGCCCGGTCCGCCGTTGGATTTTCGCTCGCCGAGCCATTCGTGGCCTACGCGCTTACCGCCTATCCATTGCGGGAGCAGGCTGGTTGCCATGGCCAAGGCAGCGGCCCCGACCGTTTCGAAATCGACCGCCATGGCGAGCGGTTACTCGGCTATGGGTTCTAGGAGTCGGTTGCGCTCAGGTTGGCGGCACTTCGATAGGTAGAACCGGACCACTTCCTCGAGCCCGGCTGAGCGGTTGCCCTCGCCGATTCTGTGTAGGATGACATGCGTTTCTGGATCGACCGTGACGTTAATCGCGATCCGGCGCGCTCGCTTGAGCGGCAGTCGTCGAGTGGTATAGTCCATAAGTATAGATATAGTTGTAGTGAGTGAATGGACGCATACTGTAAAATTTATACCGTGGATTGTAAAGTGATATCGGCTGGATCGCGGGGATAATAGACGCGAGCGATGTGGCGCGCGAGGGGTAGCGGGATTTTGGCGATCATGGCGGACTTGCGATGATGTGCATACGATTCTGTCGTCTTGAAATCGCCGGCAGCGCGACGCGCAGCCCAATATGCACGCAGTTTTGCTTTCGTATTCTCTGAGCGCTGAATTCCAGTTAGAGCGGCTGATACCTTTGCGCCGTGCCCCACTGGCTTAGCGATGCCTCGCCTAGCTTGTGCTGCGGCTATTGTATTCGGATGACAAGGCTTACCGCGATGTTTGGCGGCTGACCGTTCTACTGATTCCGGTGTTTTCTTGACTCCAAACGGTCCGTTCCCGCCATCGCTCACGTTGTAGCCATTTGGCGCTCTGGTTCTATATTGCAAAATCAATATCGATTCAACGGCGCAAATATCACTCCAAGAGCGAGCAGAGCAGAGTGCATGCACTGCGAACTTATCTACACCGTATTTCGCAATTGCCCTGCTTATGGCCATCTTCGTATTGCGCTGACGAGCATCGTATAAATGCTCATTCCACCGCCGCCTGATACTGCGTGAAGTGATTCCGACATATGTCTTTGCATTGGCAGTGCAGGTAATCAGATAGGCTTGAAACATTTGGCAATCCACGTAGAGAGTTCAAGGGGGATTTTGGCTACGGTCGCCGACCACTGCTTTCGCTCATGCGAGTTTGACGAAGCAGAACGCCCATTGCCTCCGTTCTTGTAGAACCAACTACTACCGCTGCCTTGTCCCTTTCTGACCCCAATGGCTTTTGGCATCAATGCAGGAACGTCACCCCATAGCGCGTATGGACCATAGTTCCAACGCGAGCGCCCGACCCACTTCTGCGCGCCACACACGTTCTCAACTACCATTGGGATGTGCCGTCGGGCAGCCGCGCTCGCTTCCGCCTGGATGCGAAAGCACGCCTCGAAAAGTGAATTGTCAGGTGGTGGCAGTGCCTTGGCGCGCTTCCACGGCATGGCTCGATAGCTATAGCCTTGGCAGGGAGGGGAGGCCACGATCAGCGCCGCATCCTTGAACTGACTGCCATGCAGCGTCAGCACGTCCTGAATGACGAGCTGCGCGGGATAGCGATGTTCGCCGTAGATGTGCCGCACGTTGTCGAAACCGATGACTTGATAGCCTTCGGCTAGACCGCCAGAGGCCCAGCCTCCAAGTCCTGCGAATAAATCTATCATTAGTGGCTTATTGAACAATTTCAGTCCCCTCAATACGACCAGTCAGCGTCAACTCATAGTGCTACAGCGAGCCATTCTGGGGTTATCGTTCACCACGTAATATCTCCCCCGCATCCTCGCTACTGCGCGCTACCCCAGCTCGGCCCCCAGCGCGGCGCACGAGATCCAGATACGCAGCCTGCTCCTCGGCCGCACGCCGATTGCCGATCTTGCACTCGATGGCGGTAAAGATTGCGCATGGCGCTAGTCCTCCGTCGCCCGCAATCGCGACCGTCGTCCATCCAATGAGATCCGACACGCCCGTAACCGCCAACCTAATTGGTTTAGGGTATGCGAGTACCAGACGCGTATGCGACTGCTCAATGACTTTGCCTTGCCACGCCATCCCAGCGTTCACGCGCATTAATCGAGTGTGGCCACGGCTATAGGTGGTCAGGATTTCGTTGTAGAGGTCGGTTTCAGACATCGGCATTCTCCGGTATCTTGATCCAGCGCTGATACTCAGCAATGGCGCGGCATCGGCTGCATTGGTTGACAACCTCACGTTCTGATCCGTCTTTAATCCATCGCAATGTACACGCGCACGGCATGTTGAGAATCACGTGATGCTGCGAATCAATCAGTTCGATGTCATTCATTGCTCGGCCTCGAAATCCTTCGTTCCAACTCCATCTTCGCAATTTGCGCGCCAGAGCGTTGCCGTACGAGGCCGGCGAGCTCGTGGAAGTATTCGCGTGATACGGCGTCGTCCTCGGCGCGTAGCATGCGCTCATAGGCGATGTCGATACGACGTTCGAGATCGGCGTCGAGGTCGTTGAGAAGACGAAGTTTGCCGTCAAGGACAGCCTGCGCGTCGTAAGATACATCCTGGCCGCAGACGCACGAATCGATTTCGTACCAGCACTTTGGGCATTCTTTGGCCATTCCGCCGAACTTGATTTTCACCCTATCATTTGGCACGTGCTTGATTCCTTCTGCTGTGACTTTTGTATAGCCGGTACCGTATAGCATGGTATCCATGAAGGCTTTTTCGATTTCGTCTTGATCGCTCATCTCAGTGTGCCTCATGGTGATCGATCGGCGCTTCTTCGGTTGGCGCGTCGTTCATGGGTTCGAAACACAGGTCCATATCACGCACGGCCAGCTTGGCATAGATGTGCGCGCTATCCGCGTGAGCCGAGTTTGGATACGCCGCTTTGGCTAGCGCGTTGCTGTACACCCTCGCATACAACTTATACCGCTCCTGGTTATACAGCACATCGCGCACCAGTTCGGCTAGGAACATCGCGGCGTCGAGGCCGTCCTTATCGCTATCATTCATCACACACTCTCCTTCTGTTTCTTTGTTTCTCTACTTTCCCACACATGCTTTGCCCAACCGGCGGCATAGCCTTTAATCCTCGCAAACGCCTCCAATTCCGCCAGCGTTCGCGACCGTCCTTGATCGCGCCGCTCACGCTTCTTGGCAATCTGTTCTGCTGTGAGTTCGACGAGCTCGCCGTCTTTCTCGGTGAGTTCTTGGCGCGGTTTGACTTCGAAGGGGATGCCGCATTCGACGCAGACGAGCGCCCTGGCTGGCGATGCGGCAAAGCATTTTGGGCACACTCGAATCGATGTCGCACGCTCAGCGGATTTTTTGCGGCTCTCCGCGCCTTCCAATGACCACTCTCTCGGCTCCGTAGGAAATCCAAATCTAGATACGTTGTTTGCATGATCTAAGTAGATGCAATTCTCTTTAGCTGGATGTGGACGCATTCCACGACCGGCACGCTGAAGATACCGAGTGAGGCTTTGCGTCGGCGCTAAATCAGCAATACATCCAATGGATGGGATATCTATTCCTTCCACGTATAGTTGGCAATTCACAAGCACTTGAACCGTGCCGCGCTCGAAATCCGCCAGCGCCATAGCGCGCAAATTGCTATCCCACTGGCCGTTAACTGATAGGGCGCTTATGCCAGAATTTCTAAATTGCTCAGCCACGTGATCGGCGTGCTCAATGGATATGCAGAAAATCAATGTCTTTCGATCACTCGCAATTCGCTTCCAATGATCTAATACATCTCCGGTAATTGAAGGCTTATCCACGAGAGCAGATAGCTCGCCGATATTGTAGTCGCCAGCTGAGCTATGAATACCGCTGGTGTCGATTGGATTTGCAGCACTGAAATATCTTAGCGGGACCAAGAATCCACGCTCTATAAGATCTGTCATAGATGGCCCGGGAATTATGCAATCAAAATTCCCTTTGGGTTTTCCTAGGCCGCGCCCGTCTAATCTTCCTGGCGTAGCGCTGAGACCGATAGTGTAGGCTTTTGGATATTTATTAAGAATATCCTTATAGCTTTTCGCTTCCGCCAAATGGCATTCATCGATGCACACTAAGTCAGGCACAAATGAGAGTTTGTCCAGTCGGCGCACAAGCGTTTGCACGCTGGCGACCTGTACTTTGTGACGCATATCGCCAATGCGACCGGCCTTTATGAGACCGTGAGAAATGCCGAATGCTGTTAGCTTATCGGACGCCTGGGTTAGCAGTTCGGTACGATGAGCGAGAAACAATACGGATTTTCCTTTCGCCACGGCCAATCGGATGATCTCGCAACAGGTAGGCGTTTTGCCAGCCCCGGTAACCATTTGAATGATGACGGCGCGAATGGCTAGTCCTAGTTTAGCCCTAGCTTCGCTGACGACAGCGGATTGATAGTCGCGGAGAATCATTGTATACGCGAGTAGGTTCGGTCAGCCAAAACGCGCTTAACCTGAGCTAAATTATTAGCATTAACGATTGCGGAGATGTCCTCTGCTGATCGGCACGTCATTCGCAGTGAACGGATCATTTTGACTTGATCTACCGTGAGTCTTCCGTGATGCCCGCATATTACTCGCGCCGCATAATCCGGATCTGACTGCCATCTGGCACTACAAAGAGGATTTGGCTTGCCTGATATGGAATCGCGACACATGGCGTTAGCGATGCTTTCAGCGACGTATTCCGTATCTCTCAGACCTATTGAGAGAGTAGAAAGATATTTTATACCAGCATAGCCGCCTGGGATCATATTTAGACCGACAGGATATAAGGAATGCTGTGCTACTAAATATTCTTCATATGCCATTGCATCATCCCTATTAAGTCCCTCTGCGAGCACTCGATGGGTGATGTGTTTTTCTGAGTGTTTCCGCAATGCATCATGGAACAAGAATGCAGAACCCGAACGAGATGCCGACTCATGCTCGGCGTATCTTACAAACCACGGTCGAGAGGATATCCCGATGTATACAAGTGGCGTTTCAGTGGCTATGCCATGCGAGTATACGCAATACGTATCATTAGATGATCTATAGCCTCTGAGGATACAATTTAGAGGCACACTTATTTCCCATCGTGGCCCGCAAACTAAAAGAGTTCCAATCTCTTGATCCGGATCATTTGAATCTGCGGATTCTAAAATAGTGTATTCGACCTCGCGCACCGCGGTTCTGACCTCAATCATGAAAGGTAATGTGATGTTTGGATTACATCTTGACAGGCGTTCGTATTTCTCGAGGCAATCATCTAGTCCACGAGCGAATGACATATAGTTAGATGCCCACTTCGGAAAGAAGGATCGAATCGCATCAATATTTACGTATTTGAATTTCATGTGGCTGCGATCATTATTACCATATCCGCCCACTCACAACCTTACTGATCACCGACTGCGACACATCGAAGTCTAGCGCGAGTTCGCGTTGTTTGCGGTACCTGCCGAAGTACAGTCGTCGTATCTCGGTCGCAGATGTCATGGAGAGTTTGCGTTGGCCTTGGCGACGGAGGGGGCGGAGGCGGTGGTTAGGCGACATCGAAGAGGTCCCGCTGTGCCGCCGCGCCTTCGAGATTGATGCATGATGTATTCCAGTACGATTCCTTGAGTTCTATACCAATAAACCGGCGCTTCAGTTTCACCGCCATGTATCCCTCGCTGCCAATTCCCATGAACGGCGATAGCACGACATCTCCGGGATTACTCCACAAAATGAGCGATCGTTCAATAACATCCAATTGAAGCGGGCAAAGATGTTTTTCCATTGATGGATCGCGGGACATTCTCGCGTTGAGCACGTTGGTTTGATTGATGCTCATCCACACTGGGGATGCCCATTCCTGCCACTGTTCGACTGGGAAATCTAATGTGTCATGGTTGATTGGCGATGCATTATCGCCTGGCTTGATAAACGTCAGCAGATAATCCGGCATCCCGCCGCGAGACTTGGAACTATCTTTGCGCAATTGTTTGTATAGCAATCCGACGTGTTTTGTGCGCGTCATTTCAACGACTGGACACTTCCATATCGTGCGCCTGCTGTGGAATATCCATCCGGCCTCTTGATGAATGCGGATGATATCACCTGAGAAGTCCTTGATGCCTACTGCGCCGTCTTTCCATTTTGTCATCGGAAGGTCGGAGCAATGGACGGCGGTTATGCGTCCTGGCTTCGTAAGCCTATATTTCTGGCGTACTAAGAAGGTGTAGTGCGATGCGAATTCTTCGTCCGTACTATTTCCCATGTCTGCCGCAGAGTCGGAATAAACGAATAATTGGCCGAACGGCGGCGAATAGACTGACAAATCAATACATTCATCAGGCATTTGCTTGGCGACCGATACGCAATCTCCGTTGTACGCAACCCACGACTCAGCGTGCTTTTCATTCATACAATCCATGACGGGAGTGTTCCTTTGTGATTGGCTTCATATGCCACATTCGTAGCGCTTGATTGACCTTCATTGCGTTTCATCGCGGCCCGCATCGCGGCTTTCATATCCGCATGCCCGTCGGCCTTGCGATCTATGACACGCGATATTGAATCCTCGCCTTCTGCAACGACGAGATGCACTTGCACTTCTCGCTTTTGACCGAATCGCCAAAATCGACGCACAGCTTGATACCACGATTCGTAACTGAACGATCGACCAATAAACACTGTTCTGGCGCAATGCTGCCAGTTAAGCCCGAATCCGGCGACGCTCGGCTTTGTGATGACCACTCGAGCTGTACCATCAGCAAACATTTCGAGATGACGTTCTTTCTTATCTGCGTCCATTGAGCCGCGCACTTCCACGACTTCGCGTGATTTGCCAAGCGATGCCATGATTGCATCTGCTTCGTAATCCGTATCGCACCATATGACCCATGATTCGCTATTCGACATGGCGAGCGCGGCTGCGATCCCAGCTCTCTTATTCGCGGTAGCTCGTTTGATTGTATGCATGTTGGTGGCCGACACCACTTCGTCACCGAACAATCCACCGGTAATTGTAGGCGCCGCTTCGGCTGCACGATGGCGCACGATATCCAGCGGCGGCAGAATGAACCCGATGTCCTCAAATCCTAGATCGGACGGCAATTGTGCGACGCGGCACCACGAGGCGACCCAGTCCCAGAAGGCGTCTACGCCGTATTTCTTGAGACGCCATTTCTGCGAGGCTTCCGATGTATCGTTAATAAAGAATCTCGACAGCATCTCGTTGGAATGCATAACCCCACAAAAATCAGCGTATTGCCCCATCTCCATGTGATCATTCGGCGCGGGCGTGGCAGTAGCTGGCATGCGCCATCGATGATTGGCAAACGCATTGATTAATGATGTAGACGTCTTGCCTGAAAACGATTTTAAGATACTCGCCTCGTCCAGCGTGACCACTCCGAACGCTTCCGGATCAATCAGATGCAATCGGTCGTAGTTGCAAATATTGATCCCTTCCTTAGCTTCCGATTGTTGGCGGATGACTCTTGTGGGGTAGCCGAACTTCAATCCCTCGCGTTCGATCTGCTTGGCGACCGCAAGAGGCGCCATGATAAGCGCGTAACCGTTTGATTCCGCTCGCGCTAGTTCGGCGAACTCTAGCTCTATCAAGGTTTTACCTAATCCGGTATCTAGGAACTGCCCCGTTGATCCACCTTGCAATGCAAACTCGACGCAATGCTTTTGCAGTGGGAACAGATGCGCCGACAATTTGGGCGTGGTCGATAGTCCGCGCTTGACGGCTCTCGCTACCTTCGATTCGAGGAATTTCGTATATTCCATGTGACCTCAGTGTGATTTCCAAATATCCGCTTGCGTTGAAGTAAAACATATGCCAACATTCAGCGCAAGGGCCATAGCGGCTTGCGGTAAACGGAGAAATCGATGTCACCCGATGGATTGGAAGAGCGAACATTCGAAAGTGACGAACAGTTCGAACGTGACAGCGATGACTACGACTGCGCCGTGCAAGCAGCCGATGATTCACGCGATGATATCTTGTCTGATTAACTACCACTGAGGTCTCGATTATGTCTACCACCAAACGCCAAATCCGCGCCGCCCGCAAGGCCAAGGCCCAACGCCTGCAGCGCTGGCAGAAAGTCCCGACGAAGCGCAGCAAGCATTGTCTGGAGGATGCGCGATGAGTGCCACCATCGAGTTCTACGTCAAGCGCCGCCATCGCCTCTCGACTCCGATGCACAGCGCCTTAATGGCTGGCATGTACTTGGCAGATCGCCAACATGCGATGAGTTCCGCTCGCTTGGCCGACCAAGAATTGCTGAAACGTCACCATGTCACGTGTGCCCGCGCTGCGAACCGTCGCTATATCCAATATCTGAGGTATACGAAGTGACCCCCGTCGTCCTCTGCCTCGACTTCGACTCCTACATCTGCGCGCTCGGCGCGATGGAGACAATCGCGCTAAACTGTCCGACATTAACGGATCGCATGTACGTAGCAGCGGCAGACTTCCGCCGCGCTCATGCGTCCTATGCCATGATCGATTCACAATTACAGATGCCTGCGTTTTTGCGCCGGCAAGCGGAGTAAGATCGTGGAAATCAATGAGCAAGAGGCGCGAATTATATTGGCGATGTCCGATGTATGCGATTGCGAAGGTATCGGCCCAGACGACTCATCTCTGAAAGCTAGAATCTATGAATCTTTCCCGGCTATAGTTGCTGAGATTCGAGCCAGTGAAGCGCTATCGGCCACTTATCCAACTCCTCCACCAATCAAAGGATCTCAATCATGAAAGTCATCCGTCAAGGCGACGTAGCGTTGATTCGAATCAAGTCCATCCCGACAGACGCCGTGCTACAGCCGCCGACTGGCAACAAAGTCATCCTCGCATTCGGTGAGATGACCGGCCACCACCATCGTTTCGAGTTCGTAGACCGTCAAGACGGCGTGAAGCTTTATCGCACCGGTTCTGGCGAACGATACCTAGAAGTCTCAGCGCCATCGGATCTATTGCACGAGGAGCACAGCACGGCTCGTGTACTACCTGGCAAATACCTGCTGCCATCTCAGGTCGAATATACGCCTGCCGCTTTGCGCAACGTACAGGATTAAATGCCATGAAGAAAGTATTACGAGTTGATAAGCTAACAGCCGCGCAGACCGCTAGATTCGATGAATGGGCGGACAAATGGATAGAGATCGGTCTTCGCACTGGCCCCGCTGACCGGACGCAATTCGAATCAGCGGCCGAGGAATGTTATCGGTACGCGGGCATCCCATGGCATGGGAATGTCGTCTGGGTCACATCTCCGATGGTAATGGCTATTGCCGCTCCGACCGCTGCTTTCCTAATTCAGATGGCTAAGAAACTGAGCGGCACTGACGCTGTTCGCGACGCTGTTGACGGCGCTGTTCACGGCGCTGTTGACGGCGCTGTTCGCGGCGCTGTTCGCGGCGCTGTTCAAGGCGCTGTTCGCGACGCTGTTCGCGACGCTGTTAGCGGCGCTGTTGGCGGCGCTGTTCACGGCGCTGTTCACGGCGCTGTTCGCGACGCTGTTCACGGCGCTGTTGGCGACGTTGTTCACGGCGCTGTTGGCGACGTTGTTCAAGGCGCTGTTCGCGGCGCTGTTGGCGGCGCTGTTGGCGGCGCTGTTCGCGGCGCTGTTGGCGGCGCTGTTGACGGCGCTGTTCAAGGCGCTGTTCAAGGCGCTGTTGGCGACGTTGTTCAAGGCGCTGTTCGCGGCGCTGTTGGCGGCGCTGTTGGCGGCGCTGTTCGCGGCGCTGTTGGCGGCGCTGTTGGCGGCGCTGTTGGCGGCGCTGTTCGCGGCGCTGTTGTCGGCGCTGTTGACGGCGCTGTTCAAGGCGCTGTTCAAGGCGCTGTTCAAGGCGCTGTTGGCGACGTTGTTCAAGGCGCTGTTGACGGCGCTGTTGACGGCGCTGTTCGCGGCGCTGTTGGCGGCGCTGTTGACGGCGCTGTTCGCGGCGCTGTTGACGGCGCTGTTGACGGCGCTGTTCAAGGCGCTGTTGACGGCGCTGTTGGCGGCGCTGTTGGCGGCGCTGTTCGCGGCGCTGTTGGCGGCGCTGTTGACGGCGCTGTTCAAGGCGCTGTTCAAGGCGCTGTTGACGGCGCTGTTCGCGGCGCTGTTCACGGCGCTGTTGACGGCGCTGTTGGCGGCGCTGTTCACGGCGCTGTTGACGGCGCTGTTCACGGCGCTGTTGACGGCGCTGTTGACGGCGCTGTTGGCGGCGCTGTTCGCGGCGCTGTTCAAGGCGCTGTTCACGGCGCTGTTGACGGCGCTGTTCACGGCGCTGTTGACGGCGCTGTTCGCGGCGCTGTTGACGGCGCTGTTCCTTCTTCTAAGATCCATGCTGCGGTCTTAGATTGTATAAAAAACATGTGGTCCAACTATATCGGCGGCCAGTTCTGGTGTGGCGGATGGTATTGGGGCGGCGCGTACACATCGTTCTTTCGCGAAGTCGCCAATCTTGATTTAAATGGCGATCTCTGGCGGCGCGGAATCGCTTACGAAAAAACCATCCAGTCTGCTTGCTGGTGGTATCCGCACAAAGATTTCATCATGGTCTGTGAGCGGCCTCGCTCCATCCATCGGGAATTGGTCGATGCGAATCGACCGCGCGGATGGGGGTCGCATCGATTGCACAATACTACCGGCCCCGCTGTTTCTTGGAATGACGGCTGGGGCGTGTATTCGATTCACGGCGTGCGTGTTACGCAGCAAATCGTCGAAGCGCCTGAAACGCTCACGGTGCATCAGATCGAAGCGGAAACCAACGCCGAGGTCCGCCGCGTGATGATCGACCGCTATGGCGCAGCCAGGTATCTGCGAGACAGCGGCGCGACCATCGTCCACGAGCTCCCAGCCGATCACCCGATTGTCGGCCTGCGGACAGCGCGACTGCTGCGCAAGGAAATCCAGGGCGACGAGACGATTGTGATGATTGATTTGCTGAACTCGACGGCTGAGCCGGATGGGAGTGTGAAGCGGTATCAGCTTCGCGTACAGCCTGACGCCTATGACGGCCAAGCGAGCACGGATTGTCAGGCGGCTGCGGCGAGTACGTGGCGTTTGCCTGGAGGCGCGCTCGTCTTCGCTAAGCCATCAGACTATTTCCCACAATTTGAATCCTGAGGTTTATATGTCTAAAGAACTAGTCACTAGAATCCCGCAAGATATTCAGCAGTATCCTGCGCCACAATCGTTTAGCTTCGAACAACTGCAGCGAATCGCGAAAACATTCGCAAATTCAGGGCTATTCGGAATCAAAGATCCGGATCAGGCATTGGCATTAATGCTAATTGCCCAAGCCGAAAATAAAAATCCCGCATTGATCGCTCGGGATTTCAACGTCATCAATGGTAAAGCCTCCAAGAACGCCGAGGCCATGTTGCGAGATTTTCAGGCTAGCGGGGGCCGTATTGAGTGGCAGGCACTGACGGATGAATGTGCGTCTGCCCTGTTCTCGCATCCATTATCGCCGAAACCGATATTGATCGACTGGACGATTGAGCGAGCCAAAAAGGCTGGCCTCGCGAGCAAGGAAGGCGGCATGTACTCGAAGTACACACGGGCCATGCTGCGTAGCCGATGCATCTCGGAAGGCGTTCGTAGCGCGGCTCCGGGCGCGACATCGCAGATGTACACCCCGGCGGAACTGCGCCAGATCGAATCCGAAACGGTACCCGATCCCGTCTCGATCACGCAAGCCGTTGCCGAATCAGCCGCGCAGGTCAAGTCTGAGTTGCCGGTCGAAGAAGTCGATGCGCTGGTTAACAGCATGGACGTGAAGACCATGCCAGAACTAATCCAAGCGTTCGGCAAAGCCTACACAATCGCTAAGACTGCCGGCGACGAGAACGCGAAGAAGCGACTGAAGTCGGTGTACGACGATATGTGCTCGGTGATTGAGGCTGGGGAGATAGTCTAGTGCGTCTGTTTGAAATTGCATCGCAATACCGCGCTCTAGAATCCCTAGCCGACAGCGACGACCTAGCGCCCGAGTTCATTGCGGATACCCTAGAGAGCCTTGAAGGAGATTTCGAAGTCAAGGCCGTAGCAGTCGCCAAGTTCATCATGGGCCTTGACGCCGAAGCCAAAGCCATCGCCGAAGCCGCTGCTGCTATGGATCTCCGTGCGCTCAGGATTGGCAAGCGCGCCGAGTCGATGCGGGCCTATTTGCTCCTACAATTTATGGCGATGGACTGGAAAAAAATCAACACGCCCGAAATCGTCATCGCCCGCCGCAATAACCCGGTGGCCGTGCAAGTCAGCGACGAGCCATCGATCCCGGAGGCGTTCTGGATCCAGCCTGATCCGCCGCCGAGGCGAGTTGATAAGAAGGCGGTTAAGGCCGCGTTGCAGGCTGGGACGGATGTGCCTGGAGCGTACTTGGAGTCGGGTGAACGCATCGAGATTAAGCTGTGACCCGCGACGTCCCCAAATCAGTCTCCGACTACATGGCCAAGATCGGCGCGCAGGGCGGCAAGAACGGCAAAGGCAAGAAAAAGAAGCGCGGCAACGCGGAGCACTATCGCAAGATGGTCGAGGCGCGGGAGCGGAGGCGGGAGGCGGAACGTGGCTAGTTTTACGGAAATGATCGAACATTGGCGGGCTCGTTATGAAGACGCTATTGCCGAGATTGATAGATTGAAATCAGAACTTAAATCGGCCAATTACGATCTGGCCCATGCTGTGGCGGAGCGGGACAATACCCTCATCGAACTTAGAGACGCTGTTGTTCTGCTCGCTACCGCTAATCCTGGCGAAGATCTACCGGATCAAGAGGCTGCTGACTTATGGTCCAACGCTGTATGTCAGTTCCTGCTGAAGAATCAGCATTTAGTGACGCCTGATAATACTTGACAACCAATAGCCGCTTGCGATACATTACACCAATGGACGAAAACACCCGCGAATCGATGATTGCCGTCCTAGGAATCATATTTTGCATCGCAATAATTATCCTGGAGGTCTTGTATGTCTGATTTCCTCGCTACTCACACTTGGGTTTGTTGCACCAGTGTCTTCTGGACGCTCAAGGCCGCCTTCGTGCTGATGTGTTTTGTGGGCGCGGCGATGACGATTATCTGGCTCGTCGGCGTCGCGATCGGCTCGTACTTCACGAGTCAGTATCACCGTTCTAGACGTCACTACCGGGTGCTGCCATGATGCATATTCTGCTAACCACCTTCGCGATCCTGTACTTATTCATCACCGGTATCGTGATCGCCGTACTAGTCGCGATCGCCTTCGGCTACTGGAAGAAACATGAGCGCGTTCGGCTTCATACGTCTTACTGGGACTATGTGAATAGTCAGCGCCATCATGTCCCGTAATCTAAACGAGGCGATTATTTTGACGCTCTGCGGAATCGCTGTCGTATTTTCCTATATATGGGTGATGAGTGAGTAGCTCAGGACGCATCCCTGCTCTCGACGGCCTCCGGGGAATGTCTGTGCTGATCGTCGCAACCAGTCACATTTTCGATAAGCACCACATCCCAGGGGGACTTGGCGTGACGATATTTTTCTTTATTTCTGGGTTCATCATCACGCGTTTACTGCTTGCCGAAATCGACCGCACTGGCACGCTGAGTCTAAGCGCGTTCTATCGCCGTCGCTGGTTTCGCCTCATGCCTGCGCTCGTCGTCTATGTCGCACTGTCGGCCCTGATAATGCATCTGCTGGACTATCCAATGCCGTTATCTGACATATCGTCGGCGCTCTTTTACTACGCCAACTATCACACGATCTACACCCCATTCACGGCCTACCATGCGGCGGTCGAGGTGAGATCGCCACTGATGATTACATGGTCATTGGCCGTTGAGGAGCACTTTTACTTGCTGTTCCCCCTGCTGCTCCTAGCGTGCCGAAAATATTTAGATCGGTTACTGATCGGACTATGTGCCTTCGTATGCCTGGAATTGGTATGGCGGTTGTGGCTCGTGCATGCATGTGACCTGCCGCCCCAGCGCATCTATATGGGCACTGATACGCGCCTCGATTCTATTGTTTACGGCTGCGCGCTGTCGCTTATATTCAGGCGCGCTGAAAGATTGGATGGCAGCCTAGCAGAACGGTTCCTGAGTGCATTGCAAGGTTATCGAGGCGCAGCCGTAGCCGCAGTTATCATGGCGCTATCATTTTTCCCGCGCAGCGAGGAATACAAGGAAACATTTATCTACACGGTTCAAGGGCTTTCGCTCACGGCTCTGTTTGTATCACTGTTCTGGCGCGCACCGGCGAGCGCTGTAAAATCCGCCATCGAATACCGCCCACTCGTATTCATTGGTGCGATCAGCTATTCCCTGTACCTATATCATTGTCTCGCACTGATCGTGTCGGATGTATTGATTGAGAATCCATTTATGCATGACGCGATGGCATGGGGGCTGTCGTTTGCAGGAGCTGTGATGTCGTATTATTGGGTCGAGGGACCCATGCGGCGATTTCGCTGGAAATCGAACGCACACTTACAGGTTATCGGAGTTAAATAATGATCACCACATGGTACATCGGCAACGACTGGGCCGTGATTCCCGCTGCAAAGCCAGGTGTCACTAAGGAGATTTGACATGGACAAATTCATTCTTGCATCCGCCCGTTCACTCGCCAGTCAATGGGCGCACCTGGGCGAAGGCGCGTGCTACGAGCAAGTAGAACTGCACCTGGAAAGCGAATTTCCAGATGAGCGCGACTACGCGGAAATTTCCGATTGCGTCCATCACGTCATCGACGAAGTGTTCCCGCTCGGTCCTCCGGTTTTCGCATGAGCGAGTCACTGCCCGGCTATGACGAGTGGAAGACCACCGATCCGCGTGACTACGAACCGGAGGAGCCACGGCTTGAGGAAGATCCGGACGACGCCCGCGATCGGATGATCGAGGACAGACGCCTGCGCGATGAGGAGCCGGACGATGACATCGCGTTCTAGCTCACAGTCCCAATGCCCTCATTGCAGGGAGTTTGACGGTGCTCACAACTGGGCGTTCCCGCATCCCAAGGTTTCGACACCTGCGCAAAGACCAGGTGATGACAATGGTTGAGCGCTATACCGCCTACGGTACGATGCTTGAAGCCACAGACCCTGATATGGATGCGTGGTTCGTGCGCTTCGACGACTATCGCGACCTCGCCGCCCAACTGGCCGCCCGCGACCGCACCATCGCCAACTTTGATTTTGATGTGTGCCCGAAAATGGCTGAGCGGAGCAAGGTGCTGGAATCGGCGCTGCGTGAAGCCCGCCGCTGGATCGGCGACGGGGATATGGGCGATGGCATGGATCGCGAAATCTGGACGCCTGCGTATGCTGCGGTGGTCGACCTGGTCGACGCTGCGCTGACATTTGCGCAAAGAGAGACGAAGCTATGATTACCGATGCTCGCTTGCGATGGCTGTCAGGCCATGACTGCCCGGACTATCTGAACAGCGAGCCGGGGCAGATTGCTGGCGAACTGCTCCAGGCCCGCGCGCGCATCACCGAACTTTCGCAGCAGCGGCCGGCGAGCTTGCGGCAACGGGTGGTGGAGTTGGATGCGGCGCTGCGAAAAATTGTCTTCGAAGGCACGGTTTACGCTTGTCACCACCAGTTAGAGCATTGCGCTCAAGCGATGTACGACATAGCGGAAGCGGCGGTCGCAACTTTGGAAACGTCGGAAAGTTCATGAAGTGCAATCACATAAGCCTTACGCCAGGTTGTACATTGGAATGGTTAGGGCGAGACAAGCGCGGTATCAACAAATTCCGATGCGTCCTATGCGGAATGAAATGCGATGGCGAGGTTAAGCCATGAGCGATCCGACATATTTGCAGGATGGATTCGCCAAGCGCCTGTCGCACGCGATCGAGGAATGCGGCGAGTTCCTGGCCGCAGCCGGCAAGCTTCAGCGGTGGGGCGCGTTCAGCGTAAATCCCGAACTGCCGCGGGAGATGCAGGAGACCAATATCGACTGGCTGTTCCGCGAGGCGATGGACGTCACCGAGGCCATCGAGCGCCTGTGCGAGAGCATTCGCAACGGCGAGCACCGGATTCCCTGACATGGCGACTCAATATCAGAATCTGCCAGCCGCATGAATACTCAAGACCCCCTCGATGCGGAATTGAACGGGGCGAACTACCCGACCCAGTTGCAAATCTACCGCGCACGCATCCGCGAACTGGAGGGCGCGCTACGGGAGATGGTCAGCCGATGGGAACCGGACACGGCTGGCGCTGACCGGCGCATGTGGGAACGTGCCGCCGCGTTGGTGTTTACGCCCGACTCCGTGCCTACCGGCGCGGGCGGGAATCCGAAAGCCTTCATCTGTTGTGAGGGCGTTGGCAAGCACGAGGCTGGCTGTCCACTGGAAACGTCAGATGAACCTAACCTCGCGATTGCCCTATGCACGTATTTCGAGGATCACATGGATCGCCCGAAAGACGACCCGGAGAGCGAGCACGGCTGGGGGATTTGGGTCGAAACGATGGCGAACCGGGTGCTCGATCAAATTGTAGATCGGGTCATAGGCTTCGCGAATGAAACACGAGATGAGCATGGATAGATTCGACGTTTTGGCGAACCTAAAACCCAATTGGGACAGCTACGGGGCCGTCGTCCCCGATCCGCGCGCGGTGGCAAAGGCAAAAGAGTTGTTTTGGAAACTGCCGGGGCTGTGGACCGTAGTTCCGTGCGCTGACGGAAGCGTTCAACTTGAGCAGCACTGCGATGGGTTCGACATTGAAATGCAAATCAGCGCTGTTGCCGACACAGGAGAGAAGCATGGCGGGCGGTGATCCAGGCGAAGAGTATCAAAACTCAGGGTACTACCACATTCGGAAGGCGAGCGGCTGGACGATTCCCGCTGCGCCGCCTCGTGAGGAATATCGAATATGGGAAGCGCCACCTGCCGATGGAGAGGTAGATGCCAAAGGCTCTCGATAAAACCATCATGGGCCTGGACTACACTTCGGCGCGAGCCTACTTCGAGCGGGAATTTCCTGAGTTCAAGCGCGGCAATCGTAGCTATCCGTCCTGGTACCCGTATCTGATCGAAGCTCATGTGGCTGGCGCACGTTGCGCCCGGCGACGTACTACCAGCGGAGAGGTGAAGTCATGACGCACCAGGATCACTGCACCTGCCACGAATGCTTTCTAATCGACGTGATTAAGCAAATGCGCAAAAGGATCATAGTGGTTGAGAAGGAGTTGGCGTTGTTGCGGCAGGCGCAGCGGCCAACCGCCGAGGACATGGCCCCGTGTCATCACAATCTGATGCCGCAACCGACCCTAAACCGTAAACCCAATATTGTCCATATACCACAGGTTGGCACCCTGCTGGTTGTTATCCTGGATCGACCACTTATAAATATTCGTCCGTTGCGCAGTAAATGTGACTGGCGCCGCGGCGCTGCCCACGGTCTGAGACACATTCATGTCGTAGGTTCCGATGCCGCCCTTACCGGTCGCTGATGATCCGCCGTCACTCGGCCCAGGCCCCACGATGTAGTCGGTCGTCATGCCCGGCGCACTGACCCAGAACGTGGGATTGATCGGCGTTGATCCACTGACCGAGGTGACTGTCAACAACTTGCCCGCGATGTATCCCTTGAACGTCACGAAGCCCATGGCGAGCGCGCTGAATGGGATCTTATAGTGGTTCCATTTATTCGCCACCATCGGACTGGGCCCCCATGTAGCATCCGCGAGGAACGATCCTTGTGGCGTTGGCGTACCCAGCAACACGGCTGCATTGTTGTAGAAGTCCCCAGGGGTCACGCGGGAGATCAAATTCACCTTGAACTGCTGGTTCGCTTTCGTGGGATAGATATCGATCACCATATACCCAAACGCGCCCGCCTCGAACGACCACAGCGGCGTGCCGGGAGCGCCTGCTGAAGGCTGCACATAGCCATCTGCAACGCTCGAGGCAACCGATATCACGGTCTTGCCAAGTGTCGTATCGGCATAATTCATCACGCTCGTGCTCGGATTGAACGCTGACTTCCCCCACGAATCGACGCCGTTCGCATACTCCCAATAATTGCAGGCGACCTGCGCGCCAATGACGCCTGCGGTAATCGGAGCAACAGTGTACGTATAGACTGTGCGCGGCGCGTTGAAATGCGTGCCTGAGAAGTCATTCGGCATCACATCATTGGAATTCGTCGCCGCGCTATCCGTATAGGTCAGTGCCTTCGTGGTCGCATAGGCCGTCCCGTTGCGATAAATCTGATAGCTATCTGCGCCGGACATTGCCGCCCAGACGATTGTCTGCGAATTGCTTAAGCTTGCCCCGTTCTGACTCGCATTGTTCGGCCCACCCTGATTAATCAGCGTCGCGCCGGTTGTCGCAGGCGGAGTAACTACCGGAGGAATCACGACGGGCGGCGTCACAACCGGAGGCGAAATCGGACTCGTCGCAGTTCCAGCCGATGGCGACCAGGCCGCTGTGGGTGAGGTCTTACCCCACCAGAGATCAGCGTTGTTTTGCTGCCACACGGTACCCGTCACATACGCGATCTGGACTACGCCACTCGTGCTCGTATCGGCGACGGTATTGACCGCTACCATGCCAGACGCGGTGATCGTCCACTTATTGCCGGAGCCATCGACAATCGCCGCAGTCGATCCGGCTTTAACAACCGTTCCGCTAGGCGAGGCCACAGGGGCTATCGCTGTTCCCAGAGCAGCCGCTACAGCGGCGACGAAGGACGGCGTGCCGGCAAGGATTGCCGCGACTGCGGCGGCCGTTGGCGAGGATCCTGCGGGGCCTGCGACGCCGACTGATCCGGTAGGCCCGGTTGGGCCCATCGGGCTGGCTGGCGCGGTAAAGGTGACTGAGCCGGTAACTGTGGTCATAAATTAACGTCCTATCGCGACATACGAGCACGTGCCGCTATTGCTGTTTTGATACTGAAACCCATTGATGGTCCGGCTTCCTGGAACGACCCAGCCGACATTGGGCCCGACATATTCCCACTGAACTGAGACTGATGAGCACAGTGTAACAAATGGCGTTGAAAACACGATGGTTTGTACGCCGTTGATACAGGTGAACGTTCCCGACTTGATCGTATTGGAAATAGACGTCGTCGCGAAATTCTCGGCCATCGTGAGTACTGCCGCGTCCGCCGCAGTCGCGAACGCCTGCGCCGCAGCCTGAGCAGCGGCCGCTTGCCCTGCGGCATAAGCCTCGGTATTCGTCGTAACGACCGAATCCGCCGCAGTCGCGAAATTCTCGGCCATCGTGAGTACTGCCGCGTCCGCCGCAGTCGCGAACGCCTGCGCCGCAGCCTGAGCAGCGGCCGCAGCTGCCGACCCCGAAGCATTCGCCTGAGTATCGGCTAACTGCACGTTCGCGCCGTCGCAGACGATCATCGATCGCTGCCCCTGAGCTAGCGTCAGCGAGCCGCCGCCGTTCGATGCGAATATCAGAGAAAACGCGCCGCTCGTATTGTTAAATATGGTCCCGATCCAGCCGACGCCTACGGGGAGCGCGTAGACCAGGCTGGCGGATAACGCGCCGCTGAAAATGATATTGGGCGGCTGATACTGAATTAGGGATAGTGTGTAGACGCCAGCGGCGACTCCGGTGACAGTGATTGTCGTCGAGCCGCCTAGGGCGTTATCGATGTTGTCTATGACTGCATCGAGCGGAGTCCCCCACGTATTATTGTGGCTACCAGGTGCCATCATCTCCAAAGACTTATTGGGGGTAAATGTACTAGCCATGTCAATGCTTCCTCATTCGAACAGACTGCGGATTTTCTAAAAACAAATTGTGTGTTTGAGGATTGTGCTTAGAACTGTTCTCACGGCTCTTTTTAAGATAAGCCTTAGCGACGTGCTTATATATTTGTTCCCCCCAATAGTTCATACCGACATTGAGAGCCATTACTATCATTCGGCAATTTTCAGGAGTGTAGTTACCTCCTGCTATCCTGCGATCAATTGATGGTGCATATGGATTGAAACGACCTATTCTGTTACCCGGCTCCAAATCGAAAGGCAATCCTGTAAGTTCACATACTCCTTCAAGCCTTGATCTGATCCATTCAGCATCCAAATTAAAAACAAGTCCCTTGTCTTCTGCTCTCAGCCTTGTACTTGTCAACAGTTCGGTAATACGAGCCTTCGGTGTGGATCGCCAACGGGCTCTTTCACGTATGTGAAAATGGCATTTATTGGAACCATATGTTACTGGGCTTTCACAGTACACGCAGATCCCATTGGTTTTACGTTTGACTCTAAGGGATACCGATTGCGCCTTTGAGCATTCCTTGCAAACAGACTTGCGTCGAAGGGGATATGTTTTTGATGGATTGAGTCCGAAATGATCCCGGTGTAGTTCTCGCTTGCATTTACCACATGACTTAGTGTTATCAGGAGAAAAAGACTCAATACCAACCAATGCTATTTTTCTAGCGAAATCCTTTAGTGTTCCTTTACGCTTAAACAATTGATAGTGTTTATCGCATAGTCCACGTGCCACTATTTTGTGTGTCCCGCAGCCTTCAACTGCGCAGATACCCATCTTGTGTCTTATTCCCGCCATATCAGGTAATCCAGTGTCGATTGCGATATCTATACAACGTCCGTCCGGTCCAACGGCCAGCCATTACTAGAAAATTGTGGGATTGAAAGTAACGCTCAATTGGCTCACATATCAGAGCAATTGGAATAATCAGTACAACCAGAAATCGAATCGCCACATTGATGACAATAAGAGCCAAAATGGGGACGATAACAAACCAAAAAAACACTTTTTGCCATAACATCAGATATGCTCCTGCGCGATATTCAGAGCTTTCATGATCGCATTATCAGGCACTTTCAATAGTGGTTCGGTCGTTTTATCGGTAGCCTTCTTAGCATCCTTCCACTTACTCACAAGCCGCCCGACTAACTCATCTATTGATTTACCGATACGCCCACCGCTGGCTCGAGAGACCGGAGGTTGTATCGCCGCAGCCAACGCTTGCGCGTCAGGATCGTCCATCTGCGAAAGTTGATGAATAGCATTAGGCAGCGCTGAAATTGGTGCTTTTGTGGTTTTCGCGAGCCATGCTACCGTTTTCGGATTAGTTAGCGCTCGCGAAAGTGCGTTATTGAGCCCAACGCCAGCCACAGTGCCAGCAAGTGTATGAAGATTTCCAGAAAGTGCATTTTTTATTCCCTCAAAAGCTGCCTCTATTCCGGCAACATGTCCGATGGCCTCGCCAGTACCTGACGGATTGCGTAGTTTGGTCCCAGCATTGATATTGCTCGACGTCTTGGCCAGTGAATCCAGATTATCACGTAACGATCCAGTAGTGCCGCTATGACCAAATAGCGCATCCTTAGATTCTGGCGCCAGTCGATTCCACTGAGTCAAGAACGTAGACGGGCTATAGGCTGCGTCCTGCGCACCCGCTGGCTTTCCCAATCTATCCAGCACGGTCGCTCGCACGATATTCTGCTGATCTGGATTGATCGCGCCCATGACAGTATTGATCTTGGTAGCGCCAAGTTTCGTGCCATTTGTCGCGGCCTGATATAGCGCTTCCGGGCCGCCCGCTTTGTCGATGAACGGCTTAAGATCATCCCTCGTCGCCTGGTTTCTCTGATATAGCGCATTCGCTTGTGTCTGCGCTTCTGCCGCCTCAGGACTATGATTCATAGCGCCAGAATCGATATCATCCTTAACCGATCCCCACAGTTTGATGAGTTTCCCGTTGGCGACCTTGTCGGACGGCGCAAAGCCCCAATCAATGGAATTGCCTAGTTCGGTTTTAAGTCCTCGGAGATCCCCATACGATAGCGTTGGCGTTGGCTCTGGCGGGTTACCGACTCCCTCGAATCCAGTCGGCTCTGAATTCTGATCGACTTTCTTGATGAGATTCTTGCGGATTCCACGGATCTGCGATGGGACTGGAACGACTCCGCTTTGCGTTCCAACGTCATTGAGTGTCGCCATAGTCTTAGATGCACTCATCGACGTATCCGGATGAATCAAGTCATCCAATTTGCCATATGCTGCCCCTTCGGCTGAGTGCATGTCCCCTAGAGCCGTTCCTGGCGTGCGTGCATCGCCGATACCCTTCGTGATCGACTCGCCCGCAACCATCGGGGAAACCGACTCACCCTTTGATAGATTGCCAATAATCTGGCCTATTCTGCCGCCCATATCATGAGTTTGCTGTTCGCCGAGTTTCTTGATGGGCGCGCCACCCCACAACTTTGACATGGTTCCTTCCGCATACTGAACGGTTGGTGATCCGCCGGCCTGCCCTGCCGTGAGTGATGTCCCGGCCTTGGCGGCATCGTCAATCCGCTGCTGCATGGCAGTTTGGCCCTCTGCTCCACCGCGCACGATACCGCGAGATGCCGCAGCAGCCCCGGCGCCCAAGGCAGGCGCGCTACCGGCCGCAAGCCCAGCAAGCGACTGAGCCAGCGGACTGCCGCCCTGTTCTTTCACAATTTGGCTTCCTGCGCCTCCAGCTGCGCCAGATAGTGCCGCAGCACCAGCGACCTCCGGCGTAAGTACGGCACTCGGAATGCCCTCTCCAGCAGAATGGATTACGCGATTGGTAGGGGTATTTTGCTTTGTATCTAATGCATCTGATCCAAGCCATGTGCGTAAATGGCCCTTGATCCAGTCGGTACTACCAACATCCGGTTGATCCGCACCAGGCTCCAAGGCGTGCGGGATCTGTTTCCCTGTAGTTTCATGGTAGGCGACGCCAGCCCCCGCCTTTCCCAACTCGACAACCTTGCGTGCAGTGTCTACCGGTAAACCAGCCACATCGGCGATGCCAGATGTCAGGCCGCTGCCGAGCGCTTGAACTGCACCACCCGGTGTAGTAGACGCCTCAGGTGCATCCCACTGTACTTTAGATGCATCTATCCCACCGGAAGCCGGCGCGTCGTCCCACTGAACCTTTGATGGATCAATCGGCATAACCGGTCGTCCCATCTGAGTACTGGACTACCTTTCGTCCATTCATAGTGCCAGTGCGTACAACCGTGCGTGCGCCGCTCGCCTGCTGCCCAGGACGCACGGCGTTGACTCCCGCAGCGCGATCAAAGTGCGTCCCATTCCAGGTATTGAAACTGGCAGGGTCCAATCCTGCATTGATGTAGTGCGGTATTTTCTGGGCGGTAAACATGTCATAACTGGACGCGTTAATGTTGGCGTTAACGAGATCCTTGACCGCTCCGATGCCCTGCGTTTTAACGTCGGGGAACGCCTGTTCCAAGTTCACCTTTACATCGAACATCGCAGGAGCCGCGCCGTAGGTAGACTTCAGTCCGCCCAAGGCACCATTGGTCAAATACTTCACAACTTCAGCGCGATTATCCGCCGTGTCGCTAGTGAATCCGTATTGCGACAACGTTTGCATGAGTGCGCCGCGCTGACCGGTGATCGGGCCAGTAGATGGAGCATCTAATATCGCCTTAGCAGCCTTGAAGTTTTGTAGGGCACGCTGAGAAGCCGAGGCCACTTCGCTGCCAGCATGCTTCAGGTCGTTAGCGTTCTTGGCGTTTATTCCCTGTTGTTCTGCGGCTTGTTTCTGACTTGTCTGATCTACTACGGGCGGCAGTGGTGCTAATCGATAGTCAGGATCGGCAAGGGCCTTTTGCAATTCTGGCGGCGCATTCTTGGGGATCATGGCCGGTTGCCCGGTTGCAGTACGCACGCCCGGGAGCGGAATATAAGGAGAATTCGCCGACGCTGGTGATTGGGCACTACCCTGCTGAATTGGCATCGTCTGGCTTGGTGCAGTCGTCGCCGCGCGCGCAGGCTGCATTGCCCCCGCTGTGGGAGATGGCGGACTCGCGCCAGCCTGCGGAGTCTGCGCAACCTGAGAGTTTGGCTTTAGCGCCGCTGCTCGGGCCGCATTGAAATATTGCTCGTTGGTGTGATATCCAACCTCTTGGTATTTCAATCCTGGCAGCCCATTGCCAAGCGTCACCGGTTCCAGTCCTGAATTCCATAGGGACTGCAAACTCTCTTGCGAAATGCCCGTCATTATCTGCTGCGAGCCTGCGACCTGCTGATTCGTATGCGTATCAATCATCACGCCATTCTTCATGTCGGTTGGACGCCCAGAATACTGGTGCGAAGCCAGCGCCATTTTCTGCGCATAATCTCGCGCTGCCGCATCTAACTGCGCTGGATCGGTATTCTGAGCCAGTTGCGATGCCTTTGCGGGATCGATTTTTGCCAGTTTTGCATATGCTTTGCTTGGGTCTGCATTAGCCGCTGAGGCATAGTTCTGATAGTCCGCATTGGCCTTCAACTGGCGATTCTGATTCTCGCCTGCCACCGAACTCGTGTATTGATCGCCGATAGCTTTAGCGGCATCAGATTTCCCGCCGTAGGTCAAAGCGACCTGTTTCTGCGTAACTTCCGGGGGCGGCGCTGTCGGGACAGGAGCGTATCGACTGAATGCCATCTCCTGAGGATCATCCGGCGAGCCTTGAGCCATGCTCGACGGTCGAACTGGCTTCGGCATCGACGGCGGCGAATTAACCGCCTGCTTATATTGATCCAGCGATATCTGCGAACTCTGATTGGCGATATTGGCAGCTTGCGCCTTCTGCTGCGTCAGATTCGCAGTCGCTAGTCCTTCCTGCGTCGGCACATACGAATTTGCCCCAGCCCCAAGCCCAGCCGCTAGCGCCGTTCCCCACGACCGTGTGGGCGCCGTGCCCATTGCAGCCAAGCCCTGGATCGCGGGTATCACGTTGCCCTTATTGCGATCCCACCACGACGGGCCGTTTTTGTCGATTGATTTCGTCTCAGACTTCGCAGGCGCTACGCCTTCAGTATCCGGCAATGTTGGCCTATCAGGCGCATCCGCCATCGTCGGTGCGAGCGATCCCAATCCGACGCCGTCCTTGTATTTGATGCGGTCGTCAGGGGCTACGCCTTCAACTACCGATTCAGGCAACGTATCGACCTCGCCGCCATCGTCATAGCCGCGACGTCCCGCCAAGCCGCCTTGAGCGTATGCCGTATTGCTGAAAACACTACCAGCCGCATTGCTAGCACCTTCCTCAGTGCCCAATGTCATTATCGTCTGCAATCCAGTCGGCTGCTTCTTGAGTGGGCCGGCGGTTTGTAGTTTCTCGGTATTCTCGGTATCCGGTATGGATATCTGCCCATCCGAGGTCGCATAAGGAGTTCCTTCCGAACCGCTCTCGTATGGCGTGCCGCCTTGCGCGAATTTCTTGTTTATTCGACCGCCCCGTTTGGCGGCAGCGGCAGCGGCGACAGCCGCAACAGCAGCCGCTTCGGCAGCCGCAGCGGCGGCGGCATCCGTGATAAGAACAGGCGCAGCAGCAACAGCGGCGCTTCCAGCAGCAGCCCCGGCCCCCGCTCCAGCAGCAGCCCCGGCCCCCGCTCCAGCACCTGCACCAGCGCCAGCTGCACCAGCCCCGGCAGCGCCAGCGCCTTCGGCTGCCCCAGCGGCGCCCAGACCAGCAGCTCCAGCCGTATCCGCAGCAGCCGGCGCGGCGATCTCCGCCCCAGATTCAGCCGCAGGCGTCGCAAGACCCGTTGCATTGGCCGCGCCGACGTCGGCGGATGTCCCTGTACCCGCGGAATCCAGAGAACCTTGCGCCGCATTCAGATACTGTGGATCGCTGCCCGCCGAGCCAAGCCCAGTGGTGCTCGGCGTCGACGGGTTAAAGTGCTTGTACGCCTGATAGCCCTTCTGCCCCAGTCCAATCGACTGCGACACCTTGCTGGAACCTGACGGCCCTGCATTGGGTGATCCACTTGCAACTGTCAATTGATGGCTACCACCACCTTGGTTCGGTATGTTCCTATTTTGATGCTGTTGTTGATACATCCGCTGCTGAGCCGCCAAAATATCGCTCATATCGGACGGATCGCCGCCACCACTCGCATACGCAATGCGCCGTCCGGCAACGCCACCCGATGCGAACTTGCCGTCGTTCGCTGCTTCTTTCGTCGCCTTATCGTAATCGACCGTTTTGTAACCCGCCGCGAGTCCCACTGCTTCCGGGTGCTTGCGCTCGACGTCCTGCGCCATCAAGCCAATCTGCGTGCGCGGATCGCCGTGCATTTTGTAACTGTAAATCGTCTGACCATCGAACGTCTTACCGATAGGTTTTTTGTCGGACTTCAATCGCTCGTCGGAGAAGAATCCGCCAGGTTGTTGGGTGGTTGTGGTGGAACCGGAGAGAGCACCCGTGCCCTCGGCTATCCCGGCCAGGAACTGGTCTACCTGGAATGGATAACTCTGCTGCTGCAAGAATTGATTGTACTGAGCCGTATCCTGCGCCTGTTGCGTCTGTTGCTGGACAGTGCCCGCTGCAATCTGCGCGTTTGCACCTTGTAATCCTGCGGTCTGCGCACCACTCGCCAACGCGCCTTGCTCAGATGCAGTATTTGCACCCTCGCCGTAGGCAGTTTGGCCGATGCCTGCGAGATTAGTGGCGGCACTTCCCAGCGCGGCGCGGTTCGCTTGTCCAGCGCTCAAGTTAACGCCCTGCTGCTGCTGAGCAGTCGCGAGCGCGTTGTTATAACCAGTATTCGCGATGCCACTGTAAATGTTCGCGTTCGATAGGTTCTGCTGTTGCGATAGATTAGCCGCTGCAATACCGGATCTATCGCCACCGAATGCACCGGACTGAATAGCAGTTCCCATCTGCCCGGCTTGCTGTTGCTGATTATTCTGGTTCAATAGCGCGGACGTGCTACCCATCACGTCTGATAGGTACGGCGACAAATACTGATTGATCTGCTGGCCCGTGATCGGCGATGCGTTTACCTGTCCGGCACTCGCCGCTGCCAAGCCTTCGGCGGCATTGTTGACCCCTGTCGTACCGGCCTGCGCATTGCTAAGAGTGTTCTGCGCGGCGGTATATCCTGGCTGCGCTTGGGTAGCAGCGGCGTTGGTGCCGGCGATGCCAGCGGATTGCTGCGCGTTGACGGGTGCGACGAATTCTCCACTGTACTGCTGAAACGGCGTAGCAGCGGTTTGCTGAGCTTGCGCGTTGACAGATTGGTAATTAGCTAGGACTTCAGGCGGGATAGAAACCGCTTGAGTGCTAGTTGCTGTCTTTCCGCCCACGGCTAAATTACCTCATGTCCTGGAACCGCGCGTGCTCCGTATAGGAAAAACGCCCCGGCTGGTTCACCAAATATCTTTTTGTACATGCGGACCTTCGCCTCAGTGCGGGTATTGCTCAAGATGCCGATCAATAATGGTATGCCTAAACTGTCGGCGACGTGTTTGCTGTATTCACACAATCGTCGTGCTCGACCGCCCTTGGCTGATCTGAATTCTGGATACACGAAAATGGCCTTTTCTTCGACTACAGTTGTATGGCTATACCACATCGCACCTATTCTGAGGAGTGCAAGGCCCTCAATTGCGCCACCTTTTTGGCCAATTACGGGACATAGTCCGTGATCTTGGATCAAAGCTGGCCATATCTCGCGTGCGAGCAATTCCGCACTCGCATTTAGAAATCCATTCTCCTCGCAAGCCGTGATCGCGAGTTTCATTACCTCGGCCATATCGGCGGTTGTGGCGAGGCGGATTTCTAGGGAATCGTCGGTCACGGTCGCTCCGGGTATCTACTGAGGCGCGAGTAGATTCTACGGGCCTCCCAACGAGCGGCCCTGGTATGCAATTTATTTAGATATATCGAAGCACTTTCGACTTGTGGCTCCCAACGCCAAATAATGTGTACGTGGCCTTGCATGAATGCCTCGAGTTCAGCCTTATACAACTTATGGCCCGCCGACTCACTGCCAGCAAAGGGAACGACCAGCAATTCATATTCGTTGCCATGCTGATCGCGTGCCGAGCAAGGGCCAATTTCGGAGGTGATGCCGTGACTCTTGAGAAATGGTGCAATCCATCCAGTCATATCAATCCTTCTTCGGTCCTGGCAATTTCTGCAACGTCTTCACGAGTTCCTTACGCATGCGTTTCACAAACTCATCAAGCACCTTATGCCCCGTGTCGAGATCGCCGTCACCAGCCATGCGGACTTGGTCGGGTGATAGCACGTGCTCGCCGCCCGCTGCGACGATGGTAACACCGCTAGACGATCCGCCGTGGGCTTTAGATGCTCTAAATCGGCTTAGGGCGGTACGCACGCCGGGATGTAACGGTAGTTCATTTTTTGCTTCGTCCGGAGTGATCCAGACGTATCCATCGTGTTCATTATTGAGTTTCGGATCGAACTCTTTCGAGTGAGCGGTAAATGTCGTGAAGTCAACTCCACTACCGCCAGTCTTCATTAAATGTTCAAGTTTTCCATCGTACTTGTATCCGGCTTCTTCTTCAGTCTCGCGTCGAGCAGCTTGTTCTGGTGTTTCGCCTTTTTCTATTCCACCAGCTGGTAATGCCCATTCGCCGACATGATCTTTACCAGCGCGTCGCATTAGCAGGATCTTGTCTTCTGGCGTGACAAATAAGATACCGGCTGCGCGATGCTTTACTTTGCCACCAGTCGCCATTCCGTAGGGTCCGCTAGACTGGCCATATGGCGATTTATCACCACTATAGGGCTGTCCGCCGAACATACGCCTGAGGTGCTTGAACCCGGCTATCGTGTTCCCTTCGCCCATTCCAGAAACGATATCTGCTGGAATTACGTACGACCCGCTGGGCACAGTAAGAGGTAGGTGATCCGTCCTCCCCGCCACACTCGAATGAATCGGCCCCGTATGGTGCTTAGTGACCTGTCCGCCGCTATCTCGATGCCTACGCGCGACATTCAGTGCCGCCGCTACCGCCTGATCATGCGGATGGCCTGCGCTTTGCATCTCGCGTATGTTAGATCCGATGTTGATCTTGCCGGGTGCGAGTGGCATTACATCACCGACATTTTTGGCGGATTACAAAAATCACAAACGAATTGCTCATGTGGACCATACTCATCCTCTGCATATCCAATTGATCTTAGAAGATTGGAGCATTTGTTACATTTCATAAGTAACTTCATCGCCTTCAATAGATTGTTACTTTCTTCGCTCATGAATATCCTACTGTCACAACCTGACCAGATCCAGGTACGACGAGCAGTCCGAACGACGTCGCCAGATTCACCGTAAATACCCCTACTGTATTCGGTATCACGCCGAGCGGCTTCGTGGTTGCTGTGAGTGTCGCACCGTCGTAGATAATACCGGGCGCGGTGCCTGCGGCGATTACGCTGATTCGTGCGAGGCGTCCGGCTTCTGTTTTGATGACGGTCGGTGTGCCAATATTCGCGGCGTTCAGCGTTCCGTTGACGTTGAGATATGTTTGTGTCGCCGTGGCTAGCGCGGTGACGATGTTTTTTATAGCCGAGAGGACGTCGCTGGTACTGGCTGACATTACATGTTCCCAGTATTGCAGTTGGCAGAAGGAAACATTAGAATGCGCGTATGCCAATAAAACCTATTGATATAGATCCTTCCGAAGTTAGGAAATCCTTTTCCTACAATCCGACAACCGGTATTCTTCGATGGAAAGTTACAGATTCTAGGAAAGTTAAACCTGGCGATGAAGCTGGTTGTGCATCTCCGAAGGAAGGCGGTCGCAAGGTTGTAGTTTTTAGGTATAAGCATATTCGAACCCACATCTTGATTTGGGCATTCCAAACTGGCGAATGGCCAAAAAATCAAATTGACCATATAAATAGAAATCCTGGCGACAATAGATGGATTAATTTGCGTGAATCTACGCAAGGCCAGAATATGAAGAATACGAAAACCCCAATTACTAATAAGTCTGGTTTTCGCGGAGTTTATTGGCATAAGACAGGAGGAAGATGGACTTCTCAAATTCGTGTTGACGGAAAGAAGATTTATCTCGGAATGTTTGACACGGCAGAAGCCGCTCATAAGGTGTACAAAGCGGCTTCCGAGAAATTGCACGGAGTATTTTCGCATTACCGAAATCATATTTTACCGTCTATTGAGTAACGGTAACGCATTGCGCCAATTCTCCACCAGCTACCGAGATCGCTGCTTGCTATTTTCACCGCAACCAATCGTGCGCGAAGTCTGGTATAGAAATATTCTGTTGCTTGCGTAACCGTGTACGGTCCGAACACTGTAGGTGTATCGCCTGGATAATCAGCACACAAAAAGGATATTTGAACTTGCGCCAATTGGGACTGGTTATAAAATCCCCATCGCATATCAGGCCAGATCCAATCGATAAACGTCTTAGTATCCCCTTCAGACACCGCATAGTACCCTGTCTGAAACGAACTCAACATCGGCGCTCCATCCGCATCATTAGACGTCTCATGCTGATACAGATACAGAGACACAGGGTCTGCACCAATCGGTGGCCCTAATACCGACTGATCGACCCAGGCTGAACGAGATAGTGAGCCGTAGTCCCAGACATTCAGATACACATTGAACTTCACATACGAATCGACTTCTCCGCTGCCTGCCAGCGATGGATAGAACCATTGGATCTCGCCGAAGCGCGAATTAACGGCAACGCGGACTTTTTGTAAGTTCGCGGTGTCGATGTTCTGAAATACGATATCCCACACCGGGCATGCAACGGGTTGTACACCTGAACTTCCAAGCATGTAGAACTGAGATGGTCCCATCCAGTAATAGGTCCCATTCACCGATGCTGCTGCTTTGCGCCCGATGAGACCGCATCCCGTACCGATTTCATTGAACGAGTAAACGTATGGCGGCCCAATATATTGCATGGTCCATACGTCAATATCGGTCCATATCACGGCCTGTTGAGGCCCCTGGGCGCAACCGACAATTTTTGATCCCTTCGGTATCCGATACGATCCCGCCTGGTTCGTGACGGTTCCGACCCACGAATTGTAGTTCCCGACATCACACCAGCGAATTAGCAGTGGGTCTTGGATACCGGTCTGCGTCGATCCCCATGCGACGATTTGCCGCTGTGGCATGGCGACGAAGATGCCATCGTTGACCGGTGGCGCAGCATCGATGATTGTTGCTGTCGGCTGACCAGGATCCCATTGATATACCGGTTGAAACGGGGTCACAGTCCCAATAGGCTGAATCGCACAGGCAATGAGAATCTCGCCCCAATTATCGAGCGTCCAGTCGATGGCGTTGATAGCGGGCGCAATATTCGCATAGGGGATAATCCCGGTTCCCGTACCGTAGCCACCTGAGCCATAGGGTCCGATGCCATAGCCAGTGCCTGAGGGAATAGCTCCCTTACCAAAACTGTAAATGAACCTCGCTAAGCCGCCATTCATCGTGCCTGTCGCCGATGAGGTCGCTGGCGTATTCGCGATGATCGTAAAATTGTTGACATCGATGATCGACTGCACTACGTAATTGCCGTAGAAAGTGATCCCGCCGACATTGGTCGGTACAAGTACCGGAAACGTCTCGCCGACTGCGTAGTTGTAGTTCGGTAGTGTCACGGTGACCGTCGTCGAGCCGCCGATTGGTCCCAGCGGACCGACAGTCGTGAATGAGGCGAGTATGGGCAGAGAATCCGTCGTCGTCGCAGGCAGATAATTGCCGAGCTTATCCCTGGAATAAATGGTGTAACCATTTACTGCCAGGATCGCGTCAGGCGCCGCTTGATAGAGGCCGAACAAAATCAGACCACCAATGCTTATCTGAGTCGCAATGTATACAGAGTCGTAATTCGTGATTCCCGTGATTGTGTTATCGGTGACGAGTACCGAGTAGTTACCGGCCTGTGTCGATATTACGGCCGCGATATCGTCGGTTGCGGAGGTCGGCGATATATCCTGTAGTACGCCGTTCGTGATGACCGCTAGTTGCGATGTCGTCGTCGCGGGTATGGTCTGCGTGCCGAGCGCGAGATGCGAATTTAGATTGAGATCCTCCCATGCCCATAGAGCCCGGACGATGGCGACCATTGGATTAGGGAAAAATTTCTGCCAGCCGCCGAGTTTTTGCAGAAGTCCCAGGCCATTGCGATCGAAGAAGAAGCGGACCAAGTTTGACTTCGAGACGCCTGAGTTTTCGTTGAGCGCTGGGGTTTCTGTGGTATCGACACCGGGGACGAGTTTTAGGGAGGCATGCGGCACGCGCTATCTCGTCGGAGTCGCTGCGGTCGGAGTGGAATATGAACTCCAACCGCTTGCCTGGAATTTTTTACGATTCTCCTCAGTGATTGCACCTAGCCTGAGAGCTTGGTACTGCTTCTCATAGGTCATACCAGATTCTGGTGTATCGCTGGTAGGACCGAAGTTACGCTGAAATGCACTGATATAAATCATGCTAGCCATAACCAGCATGTCAGGGAGGAATTCCGAGATATACGTATACGCCGTATCCGCCACACCAGCGACCGCATACTTGTACAGCGACGGCATCCGAATCGTGCCAGTCACGCGTACCGGATACGGATAGTTTGGCGTCGGGCCTAGCATGATGTTCATGGCCGTGTTTCCGCCACTCCCGAACGTGTCTCCAACCATCGCGAAATATTGCGGAGTACCGGCACTCGCCATGCCTGCATAGACGTTCTGGATGAACTCCTTCGATACCGATAGGAGCGGCGTACCGTTGACAACCGTCGCGCCCGATGTCTGAAGGACTTCGAAGGTCTGCGTCGTTAGGAAATCGTCAATCGGGATCGACAGCGTATTGCTGCCTGGAGTCAGCGCGTAGGTATTCGAGGATTGGGATTGGAGGAAATCGAGGTCGCGCTGGATACGAAGCTCGGCGTAGTTCAGCATATTCGGAATGAGTTCCGAGAATGCCGCATCGACTCCTTGATTGACACCTGCGACGTTTATTGTCTGCACAACCGCCATCACTCCCATATGGGTAACATATGAGTTGTACGATAACGGGGAAGTAGCAGGCACGCTCAAAGGCTGTCATCCCTAAACTGAGCAATTACCCCCTATCGTATCATCAAGTTACGATAACAGCGATGCCAGTTGTTGGATGATACTTTGGCGGAGGCGGCAACCGCTTTATGACCTGCTCAAGCAGGACGATCTCCTGCTCAAGCAGTCGCACGATTTGCCTCAAAAGGCGTGAATCGTGCTCCTCTTCCCAGGTTTGCCTGGTCATCGGCTTACGGCGTGACGGTAACGCTGATCGTCGGCAGGAAACTCGGCGGCGTACCGGCTTCGGTGAAACTCACCGTAACGGGAGTGCCCAGAGTCGCGCCATTAATGTCCAGATCGGTCGCGACCACGGTTCCAGTGCCTACGGCTACGGAGGTCGAGAAGGCCCATGGAGTCGGGGTTTCGACGCCGGTCAGTAGCACGGCAGGCTGAGCGACACCGGTTGAATCGGTCACCACGACACTAGTCGAGGCGAAGGCTGCGGCGGTCGGAGTCGGGATGGATGCGCCCTTGGTAATGGCGACTACTACAGGGATGAGCGTGGTAGACATGGTAATGTTTCCTTAGTGGGATAGATGGCAAGCCAGCGTCATATTAAACGCCGAGTTTTACAAGATTGCTATCAGTAATCGGCTTGACTGTCGTCAACCAATCTTGATAGTGCTGTGGCGTGTCAAAGTCTCTAGTTTTGAGCGCACCATCATCGGCTGCCCAGGAATCGGCACCGAATAGTCTGACGCCCTGGTAGTACATCTCGGCGAGTTCCGGTGAGGCTCCGGCAACCGTCAGGGCGGCGCGCAGGAATAGGTCAGCCTTATCCTTCGTCCATCCCCATAGCCGGGCATAGGCACCATCATGAAATGCTGATGGCAGCCTGGATATGCCGGTAGGATCGAATTCGGCAGACGATCTCATGAACTGCGGGGTTGATGCGAGGTCGGTGCGAAATCCTACCGGGAGTACCGCCCGGCCAAATACCGCGTCCTCCCATATGCAATCCTGCCAGATGATCCACATACCTGGCTGAGGGTCTACGGCCAGAATCAATGGACCAAGAAACATCTAGTGACCGGCGGCCTTGGCTGCCGCAATCGCGATAACGAGCTTAGCTCGAGCCAACGCGTCATTGTCCAGTAGCGACTGGATCTCGGCCGCCGTGATGTCCCGGTTCTGCGTCCCGGCGTTCTGGATCAGGGCGCTGATCGCGCTGGCGTTCTGGAGTAAGGCCACGAGGAGGTCAATAGCGAGGCTGGCTACAGGCATCAGTGTGCTCCTGCCGTATGAGTGTTGAGGTACGATTGGAGCATTGTCAACGCCTGGGTAGCCAGCGCGAGCTTGTTGGTTGCCCCAGTAAGGTCCCCCGCCAAGTTCGCGACGTTGGCGGCATCCAGGATCGACTTGGCGTTATCAGCCTGCGTGAGGACCGCTTGGCCATCCGAGCTGGATAGGGCGCCCGAGGTCACGGCGGCAGTTGTGGCCTGGAGCACGGATGTGTGAACTCCGATAGCGTAAGCGAGCTTTTGGTTGAACGTCTGCGCAGGTGCGATACCGAGTTGCGAGCAGGCTGCTACGGCCATGAGCCATAGAAACATGATTGGCAGGGCTGAATGTTGGCGGGAAATCATTTCGGTGCCTCCTTGGCGGGCTGGTAGATCGGCGTTGCGACCGCTGGCGTAGCTTCAGCGGCGACGGTCGCCGGATGGGTATCGGCCGCCGCCTGCGTCAGGGTGATGGGCTGTTCCTTGGACTTCACACGGAAGATGGTCCCGACGACTGGCGCCAGCAAAGCGATGATGCCAGCAATGTTCTCGACGGCAGTCTGGATAGCGCCTGGAGACGTGAGTCCGAGCAGAACGCCAGCCTTCGGAAATAGCGCTACGGCGGCGGCGATGAAGGTCGTAATGAGACCTATGGTTTGAGGAGATCGGTACCAGGGTATTGCTGCGGCCATTTCTATCCTTACGTTTGACCTACGATATCAGCATGATACAACGCAAGTTGCTTTTTATGCTAGTGCGAAACCCGTATTAGCAGTCCGCCCACAGACGCAATGATGGCTGCTGCCGCCAGGATCAGCGCCCAGACATCGGCGCCGCCGCGTCCTCGGTCATCGCGAGCATTAACCCGTTTTTCCAGATGTTCAATCTTTTCTGAAAGCACGCGAAATGATTGCTCGGCTTCCGGGCGAGGCATCAGCAATCGCGCCGAATCACTCAATGCTCCGCGAAACTCATTCATCGATTCCAGTCGCTTTTCAGTTGATGCTTCGGCCTTGTTGACTGCCCGTTCTGCGGCAACAAGCGCTGCTGATACCGCTTTCTCCTGCATTTCAAAGCGCATATCGACATACTGCCGCATGTTCATATGCGCAGATTGATGATCTTCTTTTAAGATATCGGTCACCGTAACGAGAGTCCCATGCTACCCACGAACATATTCCAGATAGCCAGCAGCGCGATCAATCCCATGACGACGATGATCACGGTGCGAATCACTGGCGGCAATGGCAATTGAGTCATGCCCCAGTACAACAATGCGAATACGCAGAGAATAATAAACAGTCCGATGAGTGTGTGAATCATGCGAATGATCCCCCGTGGCCCGTGTAAAACTGAATCAAGGTCGCTAGCTTGGCTTGCGGCTGTCCGCTGGTCGATCCCGGAAAGCTTGCCCAGACGCCGTGACACGCATCAATCGCCGCCGAGATGCGTCCAGAATTAATCAGATCTATCGCGCCGTGCTCGCGAATGAGTTCGATTGCGGCCCAATCCTGCGAGGCGGGCGAGAAGTCGGGTAGGTGTAATAGTTTTTTGCAGGTGCGCCAGGTAGGGGCAATGATTTGATATCGTCCAGCCGCAGTGCTTACTTTGCCTGCGTAGGCTGGCCCTAGAAAATCTAGCGGCTCGCCGTGCCACGTACCTAGAACGGCCGGATGATCCGAGAAATCCGTGATCGTGAATCTATAGCCGAACGTGACGGCGTATGGATCGGCGGCCTTGTCCGTGCCTTCTGAATGAGAAATTGTGGAGAGGAAGGCGGAGAGATTGGGGGTCATAGCGTGGTGTATGAGTAAGAGGCCAATGCGCCACCGTTGGTTGGGTCTGATGTCCCAACAACTCCAGTTGGTGTAACACCTGCAAAAGTGAAGCTTCCGGAACCGCTGCCCAAGGCATTGAGTACGACGATTCCAAGAACTCCACTACTATTATTCTGGAATACACCAGGCAATGATAATGCCGATGGTGATGTACGCTGAGCGAATGATGGGAATGATCCAGCCAAGGTCATCGGCGATCCATTCGATGTGCAGGTGATATGCGGTATCTGTGCAAATATTACTTTGCCGACAGAAGTAAATGTTACGGATACCGTTGGTGATGTGGTGCATCCGGCATTGACGGTGAAAGTTACTGTTGTGGCGGACAGGCTTCCTACTGGAGTTCCATTGACATATAGACCAGCGACGTTGATGGTGCCTACGCCTTGGTCTCCTCCGGTAGCCGCAGGCGCATACATCCCGCTATTTATACAAAATCTTGATGCACCTGTATTGTATAGGTCCATTACACCAGGCACAGCGGTGTTGCAATAACCTGAATGTATTGCCGCAACGTTGGCTCCTGTCTGACCATCCTGTATTTGTATTGCGCCTTGTTGTCCTGATGGACCTTTGAATACTGCTTGATCTTGTCCTGAAACGCCGTTTACGGTAAGTGGAACACCGCTCGCTGGCGCATTGATGGTGACGTTGCCGGCGGCCCCTATAATAACGCGGTTAGATGCTCCGGCAGCAAAGGTTATTTGTCCACTATTTCTGTTATTTATTATTCCATTGCCAGTAGTGTCTTGTATGAAATCAAAGGATTGAGTACCTATAACTCCGCCGCCGGCTGCTATGGCTATCCCAGCCTGAGTAGACGCTCCGGACTGAAATACTCCATTGTAGTAGCCATTTATTCCGTTTACAGTAAGGGAATGACCGCTCGCTGGTGCGTTGACGGTAACGTTGCCGGTAGAAGAAATCGCAACACGAGAACTACTAGATGTAGCATCGTAGATATTAAATGTCCCTGCCCCTCCCAAGCCACTCCCTACTGCGTATACTCTAGTACCAGCCTGGCCATCCGTAAAAGTCATAATGCCAGCAGTTCCAGCACTTGCAACAATACTGAACTGTGGAGTGGTAGCGGAAGCGGCAGGACCACTTACAGTCAGTGCTGTTCCACTCGCAGGCGCCGCAATCGACACATTCCCCGCATTGCCAATCGATGCTCGACTGGCATTGTTCGTAGAGAAAAATATCCCACCCGACAACGCCTGCGTATTCCCCAATCCTCCCTGAATCGACACATTCCCCGCTGTTCCCGTAGTCGAAAATCCATTTCCACCAACCAGGCTCACCGTCCCCGATGCCGCCGTCGCATTCCCAGTTCCACCCGTAATAGTTACCGCCCCACCAGGCGATGACGAACTACTTCCGGTGTTCCCCGCCGTCATCGATATCGTCGTGCCAGCCGCCGCGCCGCCGCCAGCAGAGCCCGCGATATTCAGCGCGCCGCCGCCGCTGGTCGTTAGGATCAAGGGATTGCCGGATACCGTCAGTTGCTTGCCGCCGCTCACGAGTCCAGCGCCGGTCCCTGATCCGCCAACCGTTACGGTTCCATTCGTCGATGTGGTCGATGTGCCGACATTCAGCGTATTCGTACCCGTGATCCAGGTGAAATCCGAATAGCCGGTGAACACGCCGCCGTTGTTGACCTGCACTTGTCCGGTACTGCCGCCGGGTGTTCCTGGGACCGTCGACCACGTGCCATCGCCGCGCCAGAATGTGGTACTTGATGCCGATGTTCCGCTGTTCAGCCGAGCGACGGGTAAGTTGCCGATGATGCAAACGCCGCTCGCGAGGTTCACGGTTTGCGACGTCGCATTACCTGAGAGTGCGCAGCCAGGCGAGAAGTAGTTGTAGACCTGTGCGCTGGCCAGTCCCGGTAACGCCAGTATCAGAAAACCAACGATTCGTTTCACGTGGAACCGGTTTGGTCTCACTAAAGATGCATTTCGTCTCACAATTTCCGCTATTCGCATCATATTTGTATCCATTTCGCAATCGTGGTCGAGTAGCGATAGGTTGCGCCGTTATTCAACCCAAGTCCTGTATTTCCGACCATCCTGAATTGGTTCGCCGCAGCCGAACTCCCGTCGAGTGCGTTCAGTGTCAGGCTGTTTGCGCTCAAGTTTGTGATCGTGACCATCTGGCCATTGAATCCCGCTACCAATCCCGTGATGACGCAGGTCGATGGTGGCGTGAGATCGATGAAACCAATCGTCGCGCCCATGAGCCCGCCAACCGTGTAATCGAGTTGCGTGCCCGATGGTGCGGCGGTTGCAACAGTCGTTGGTCCAGCGGATCCGGTTGGACCAGTGGGGCCTGCGCCTGTAGGGCCTGTAGGTCCGCCAGCTCCCGCTGCACCCGCCGGTCCTGTCGGCCCACCTGCACCTGTCGGCCCTGTCGGTCCGCTCGCGGGACCTGTGGGCCCGGTCGGCCCATCGATACCGTTTGTTCCGGTCGGGCCGCCTGGACCGGTCGGTCCGGTTGGTCCCGCCGCAGGTCCTGTCGGACCCGTCGGTCCCGCTGCACCCGCGCCTGTCGGCCCCGATGGCCCTGTAGGTCCCAGCGGTCCAGATGGTCCCGTAGCGCCTGTGCCTGTGGGCCCGATAACGCCTGTTGGACCTGTGGGTCCAGTTGGGCCGCTACCAGTCGGACCAGTCGCGCCAGTCCCCGTAGGTCCTGTAGGTCCGACGAAGCCAATGCCATTAGGGCCGGTCGGTCCCGTAGGGCCAATCGCGCCAATGCCAGTAGGCCCCGTCGGTCCCGTTCCAGAAGGTCCCGTGACGCCAATCGTTCCAGTCGGGCCGGTTGCGCCTGTAGTACCCGTTGGCCCTGTCGGGCCAGTCACGCTAGGTCCGGTTGGTCCCGTGCCGGATGGGCCAGTCGGGCCCGTTGCACCTACGCCCGTCGGCCCAGCGGGGCCAACGTAGCCAGCGGGGCCCGTCGGACCGGTTGGCCCACCGAACGCGCCAGGAGGCCCCGTAGGACCCGATGGCCCACCAAGCGCGGCAATCTGCTGCGCCGTCACACGCGACGAGGCGCCTATGACGCCAGTGGGCCCTACTGGCACGCATTCAAGTAGTTCGCTCCCAGTGAGAGCGATCAGCGCCGGCAGTTGCGGGATAGTGGTGTTAGCCACTGGATAACTCAGTGGTACCGAGCGGCAGTCCGACCTTCGCCGTCACGATGCGCGTTGTCGACGTCAGTTGCGGCGATACGGGTTTGATGGTTCGATACGTGAACATCGTGGCCGTAGGTACTTGGATACTGAAAAATCCATTGCCCGCTGTGAGTCCTTCGACCGATATCTGATTGTCTGGATGCAAGTTGTGGACTGCCGAACATGTCACGGTTACAACCGTACCGATGGCGCTCACTGACAGTACCGGGAGCGGCACGCCATAATGAGTTGGCACGCCGTCCACGATTTGTAGCGGCATGATCGCATTCTGATCCAGACCTTCCGGCTCGCCGTAGGGAATCAGCGTGCGATTGTCGCAGTCTTGCGTAACACGTAGCGTTGTAGATGGGATCGGAATACCGGTCACTGGATCCGTGACGAGCTGCGCGGAGACGGCGCGGTAGTCTGATTCGGAAGCAGTGAAATCCTGAGGGCGTGCGTTCATGATCGGCACCGGATCAGCAGGTATCGCGATACTGCGTAACTGCTCCTGCGGTATATCTAGGCAGGATTTGCAGACTAGCAATTGGATGTTTTGGAGTACAGGTCCACGCCATTCGTATTGGTATTTTAGATCAATATGGTTATAGCGAAACCCGCAACGGTCGCATATGGCATGAGCCTGCGGCGATTTCGCTGAGGTACGCGCTCGACCTGATTGTGATGCGTAAGCCATTACCTAAAATATCCGCCGATTTGAGGAGACACATACATATTTGCTGTCTCTGTGTTCTGTTTGCTCGCCAGCGCCCATGCTTCATCGGCCAACGGCTTCAGCATCGGAACTTTATCCTGCGCCCAGGACAGCGCGAGCCGGTACGCCAAGCCGAGTGCGTAGGCTTCTAAAAAGTAATAGGGGATTTCAACATTGAGGCCGTTCGCCAACGTCGCATCCTGAGTTTGTCTCAACCGATAATACTTAAAGCAACTTACCGTCGCGTTAGGAACTGGCCACAAAGTAACAATCGGTGCAAGCAATCGATCGAACCATGCCGACGTCGGCTGACCCTGCTGATGCTTATTCGGAAAGTTCGAATATTCCGTGCGGCTGATCGGCATGATGACGCGATCAATGCCATTCTGCTGAGTGACATACATATCCAGCATGACAATCGTATTCGACGGCACCTGGTATGTGGAGCATCCTTGAGTCAATTGAATCTGCTGGAGATCCACTTGCCATAGGTTGACGCCATCAGAACTCCACCGACCAAGAAGCATATTCGTAGACATTCGAGCGGTCTCGAAATGCTGCTGAGTCAATTGCGTGTTTCTAATTCCGCATAAACCGTAGGCATATAAAACCGTCTCGCCCATCGAAGGAGCGAAGTCATATGTACCTGAGGTTGTCGGAACGCTCATGCGACTTTCTCCTGACAGAATGCGAGATTCTGCCGCATGCGTAAATCATCTGGCGCTAGATCGACCGCAATCTTTGCATGCTCCAGCGCTAGATCGTATTTTCCTAAGTTCCATGCCGCAATCGATGCGAGATCATGCGGAGCTGCGCCCCACACTTGGGGATCGACTGTGTAGAGCAATTCTTTGTGAGTGATCGATAAACATGTCAACGCAGCGCCCAACGACGCCGCCCATCGCTGCGTGCGATAGCAAACCAGCGCTAACTCATACCACGGCTCTCGTGTATCAGGTGATTCGCTAGCCCCTCGAAGTAGCCAGTGCATTGCAGAATTGTAGTCGCCTAATTCCTGATAGCAGCGGCCCATGACGCGCATCGCATAGCATCGTTCATTTGGCCATGTAGCGCGAGGCAAATCCAGATATCGCTTGCACTGGTCGATGGCTTCTTGCCATTGACTGTGAAAACTGAGTTCGCGTGCGTAGTAGAAGGCATTGCGCGGCTCAGTAGGATTTTCCTCAATAGACACGCGCAACAAATCTAGATACTGACCACGTGATTTAGTAGAATCTGGCTTATGAATAACGAGCAATTTATCGGTATTGGCCCACACCTCAGTTATGCGATCAGCCACTGGATATTCATGGCAAGGCCCGAACCATCTATAACCATGCCTGGCATGTATTTTCTCGTATTTGAACGCTATGCCTGCGCCCCAATCGAATCCGTATCTGAGCCGCGTTATACCGGGAGTCCATACACGCTCGATTTCTTCGCGCCATCCAGGTTGTAATACTTCGTCTAAGTCAAGACTGACGCAGACATCAATATCGTCCGGTAGCATCGCGAGGACGGCATTGCGTGCATCGTCGAAACGCCATGGTTTGATCGATATGTTCCTGACGGCAACGTCGCAGGAATCAAGCAGACTTACGGTGTGATCGGTCGATCCGGTATCTGCCACGAAAATGATATCCGCATCCTTCGCGGCATCGCAAAAGCGCTGCACGAACATGCTTTCATTTTTCGCAATCGCATATACCGCAATCTTCATCCATAATCTCCCTATCCCTGAGTCATCTGGGAACGTTCCGCCGTGATCGCTACTCGCATTACACCAGCCGTGATATTAGCACTTGGCGTCAACAATACGGCGCTAGATGCGGGTACAACAATTGCTGCTATACCGGGATTTGTCCAAGGATTCGTGCCAGTCGTGACGGCACCGGCATTCAGCAGTGCTGTAGTCGATCCTGACCAGCCGACGCTCAGTGTCGTAGGTCCTGTTAGGGCTGTCGTAACATTGTAGGTAAATACCGTTACCGCATAGGTGACTGGATACGATATCGGCAGGCTATAACTGGTCCCAGTCGGTGAGCCCTGCCATGTCTGCGTCCAGACTTCCCGGAGTAGGCCGCCAGCAATGTACTGACGAATCGCGTTCGTCGTGTCGATGAACTCAAAGATATTGCCATAGGCTAACCCGTTCTGGGCCACGAAAATACGGTTTTTATAGGTGTCTACGTTAGAACCATTCAGCAATAATACATTAGCATTCACCGAGGCCGTCACCGCACCAGTCCATGTCGCCGCCGTGCCAGTCATCGCAACCTGACGTTCTGAACCATCGCTAAATGCTAACGTGAACGTACCATTTCCGTAGTTCCAAGCCGTCAACGTACCACTTGTAGCCGCCGCCAGTGCGCCAGTAAATGTCACCTTCGCGGATCGCCAGCCGATCACTGTTATTTTGACATTGGACTCCGTGAGCAATGTCGTACTGACATTCGGGAAAAATCCGATGAACCCTTGCGTCGTCGAGCAACTATTGAGAATAATCGTATGATCGATACTGATGTCAGTGCCGCCGAATCCAAATCCTGGCTGCCAGGTTGAACCAAACGGAATATCGTTGAGCGTGACCCGTCCACGCATGCTAATACCGGAGTTCAATATCTGTCCGTCGCCCTGGCAACCGTTATTTATCGGTACTGGAGCGGTATCGAATCCTTCGTACTCCATTGAGTATCCGATAACCGCTGGAACCGATGGAAACCGCCACATGAAGTTTGCGGTATTCGAGGTGTTCACGACACTAGCAATCGCCGTTGCAGTGACTGGAGTCGCCCATGTCACAGTCGTTTGACTGTTTATAAACGTACCGGTCTGCGTCGTGCCATTGCTGAACGTGATCGCATAGGTCTGTGTCCCGCTGCCATAGGGCCATGGCGCATTGAGCGTTCCACTCGTTGCCGACGATAATGCTCCAGTAAATACCAGTTGCCCCGTCTGAGCAGTCGCCGAATTGTAGATCGCGAAGAACTTCGATATAGATCCGTTAGAATTAGAGAAAGACAGAACGTCCATGCCGCCATCGGGGCGCAATGTCGTGTAATTCGCTATGGTCGATCCGTTCGCAGGTTCGAACTTGATTGAATTCAAATAGCCTGAATTAGTCGGCCGTCGATTAATACCGCCGACATATTTTCCCTCATCATAGACCACACCAAAGTCATGCGTACAAGGGAAGTTCCCGTTGAAATCTAGCGAGTGAATATAGATAAAATGTGGTGGAGCAAACCATACCGTTGAATATTGAACGCCGATGGAGGCCGCTAGTCCACTAGCGACTGCACCTAGCCAGGTAATCGTCGGAGATCCATTCGTGAATGTCGCTGCCTTTTGCGAGCCATCGCTGAAAGTCACGTTATACGCATGTGTCGCATAGGCCCAATTGGCAGTTAGCGTCGCGCTTGTGAACGGTGTAACCGGAGCGCCAGTCAGTGCCGTAATCGTATAGACCTTACCGCCCACATTGTTGCCGTTCGCATCCTGCAAATCTGAGTAGCGGATGCTATGACCGTGGTTGATCTGAATATGGGTGCAAGTTCCAACGATCCCCATGATGCAGCCATCGAGCTCCAAATCTTCTATCAATACATGGTCTGGTACTGCGGCATTTGTTGAGTTTGGCGGATTCCCTTGTATAGACGTCGTAATCAACGTATTCGGCAACCACTGTGCATAGACCGATATAAAGCAGGGAATGAAATTGCAGGCTGGAGTCGCTACGCCGCCCGTGAGATCAGGCACCCATGCGCGAGTCTTGCCGAGGAAATTGATGTGATTCGAAACGCCACTCATCAGAATTTGCGCTGTCGCATTGGTTGCGGACGGGAATATAGAACTGCCGCCGCCTGTATAGGTATTGCCCCAGTTGGCGCCCATGTAAGCCTTGACAGTAATATCATTGAAATTGCCGAGCACTGGATAGATTGGATCAGATGGGTTCCCCGCATCTATCGCCGTCACTCCGAATGTGCCAATGTATTGGACGTTGTAATCCTTGAACGTGATATTCGAGGAATTACAAATCACGAATAACGGCACCAAAATATGGTCTGTCACGATGTAGCAATTCGGCATGAAGAAAATCGATGCATTCGGCGGCAGGAATATCGGCTTCGTGATATCGGAGCCGATGGTCACCAAAATAATGCAATCGATCACAAAAATATCGCCCGCCGCAGCCGTCGCCTGTATCGCTGCATTGACCGCAGTTCGACTATCGACCGTACCGCCCGGCGTGATCCCGGCATAGCTACTGGCGAATACGAGATTCGAGATATTGCCCGTGGGACCAATCGCGCCAGTCGGACCTGTGGGTCCGAGTGCGCCACCTGGACCTGTAGGTCCTGTACCGCCTGGCCCAGTCGGACCACCTGCGCCGACTGTTCCAGTGGGCCCGGTCGGGCCATTGGCGCCAGCAGTGCCTGCGGTACCTGTGGGTCCAGTTGGCCCGGCCGTACCTGTCGGACCGGTTGCGCCAACTCCGATTGGCCCAGTGGGCCCGATACCCGTAGGCCCAGTTGGACCACCTGCACCAGTCGTTCCCGTAGTTCCGGTCGGACCAGTAGGCCCCGTAGGGCCGATTGCGCCTGTAGTTCCCGTGGTCCCAGTAGGTCCCGTAGGCCCAGTCGGACCTGCCGCGCCTGTAGTTCCCGTCGTACCGGTTGGTCCAGTTGGGCCTGCGACGCCAGTAGGCCCACCAGCTCCCGTAGTGCCGTTAGCACCAGTGGGACCAGTAGGTCCAGTAGGGCCACTCGCGGGGCCGGTCGGACCTGAGATACCTGTAGGTCCTGTGGGGCCTGTAGGGCCACTCCCTGGACCTGTTGCGCCTTGAATGCCAGTCGGCCCAGTCGGACCACCAGGTCCCGTAGGACCATCGGAACCGGATGTGCCTGATGTGCCTGTCGGACCGGTTGCACCTGTGCCCGTTGGGCCAGTGGGACCTGTACCACCAGGACCGGTTGCGCCCGTTGGGCCTGTTGGCCCCGTTACGCTTGGTCCAGTCGGTCCCGTTCCAGATGGACCAGTCACGCCTGTTGGTCCTGTAGGCCCTGATGGTCCAGATGGCCCTTGATTCCCCATAGGGCCAGTGGGTCCCTGCGGCCCCGGCGTATAGACCGTCACTACATCAATGGGTCCGTTCTGGTTGACGGTTACTTGCGTCATACCGTCACCTCGGGGGATACCGCTACGCTGCCTTCGAGGAGTCGTGTGACAACGCCGCTCGAACTGGTGAGTTTGAGATCATAGACGCCAACCCACCAAGTAAACGTCGCTGTATCGGCGGCCGGAATCAATAGCGTAATCGTGCCTGCGACGCCACCTAGTGTGATGTCTGAACTGGCGTCATAGAGAATCGGCGTCGCTAGCGGATACGCCCGAATTTGCATTGAGGCTGTATAGCCCGTGAGATCGACTGGAACCGGACCGCCACCAACCGCGCCGCAACACTGTCCCGCTGTCCATAAGAAGATCAGGTTAAGCGTTGCACCTTGATTGATGCAAAGATTGTAGGTTCCAGTATCGCAACTCATTAGGCATGTACTGCCACAACGATCATCGATGCTACGAAACAACGATCAGCATCGGTCCAATCCGCTAGTCCCTTAGCATTGATTGCAATGGCCTTTGCTTGGCAATACGGAGATAGTACGCTCAAGATACTTGGATCATTGATCGCCGACTTCAATATCGCGTTCTGATGAATTATTCCGCCCGCACCCATGCTATTTCCCCTTAGATTTAAACGATTCAAAATCCAAATTTCCCTGCGGCCCTCGAGTGTAGTCACCCGGTAGAACCATCCCTGATCGATGTGCGACCACGGTCCAATCATCAAGTTTCAATTCAGTCATGCGATACTGACGATCAAGCTTTAAAAATGCATCCTCTAAACTATGCTGCCTCGCTAGATTCAGTCCCATGACCGCTCCGCATGCTCCAATAATCAATACGAGCGAAGTCACGATCGCTATCGTCGAACTCTCAAGACCTAACCGTACCTGCACCACCGCTGACCCATTGTGAGCCTGTGCGTGGGAAGAACCGGGAGACTGATTGGCAATATGATCAGGGGCCATTGGCGATTCTGATATGACCCGTAATGATTAGATCAACTTTTTGATCCAATGCCGTCACTCGTCCGTACATGACCACGCCGCCCACAATCGCTGCTGCCGTTAGAATGTTCATCAATGCAAGCAATGATGTAATGAGTTTTGTCGAACCGTTGTAAATTCCTCCATGGCCTTGTTGCTCGTCTCTGTCTTCCTCACGTCGTCGTCGCTCCATTTCTTTTTCCCAATAACGGTAAACTTCTTCAGTACCTGCCGCTGGCCGTGTGTTGTTCACAACGATCCTCGTTACGCTCGCTTGGTTATCGACATGTGGATATCTTGGGCTGCCTCTTTGTAGAACGTGATCGCGAACATCTGTCGTTCTTGGTTCCATGACATCACCTGCTGATGCATTCCATAGCCGCCGACGATGTCGAAATCGCAACTGAATCCCTCTGGATTCCATTCGATATCGGTATCGGGAGCCTGAGTCCTGCGCCATTCCTTCGATAAGTAGTTGAATGCCATCTCAGAGACTGGCGGCCATTTGTGCGTCGGATCGCCGTAGGCTCGTCCACTGCTCCAGGACGGAACTACGATTGAGCACTTAGATCCTGGTTTCAGCACGCGATACAGTTCGTTGAATATATGAATGCGCTCCATCCCGCTAAAATGCTCCAGCGAGTGCGACATGTTGGCTTCATCCACCGAGTTATCGTCCCACGGCCATTTTCCCATGAGATCGACCACTTGATCTACTTCTGGGAATTGGCGTCGATCAATACCGAGAAATCCCTCACGCTTATTGCGACCGGAACCGAGATCGATCTTCAATGGGACGGCCTCCTGAATAGACGGCGCTGCTTGCATCGACTTAGCCTTACTCACGATTTTTTTAGTCATAGTCCCTTACCACATCATATCCGCAGGGCCAAAGTGTCCTGCGTAGTCATAATGACCTACTTTCACAGAGCAATCTATGGCGCAGCGATATCCGTTCTTACGAAAATCAGTCCATGCATACAGATCCTGCGTCGAGATACCCGATGCCGTCTCAGTCTTGAACCACGGTTTGCGCAGTCGATCATCCTTGAACATCGATAGGCGAAACAAATTAAACCCCATGCCGGTTCCACAACACTCCACTAAACCGCCGTTCGGATCGGGCAACTGCGGCCTGAAATTTAAGATAGGATCTCGCGCGTCGCCCCATATCTGAGCACATCCGCCCTCGCCCTTCGTGAAATAGAGGCCACCGATGCAGGCCAATTCCGGATGTTGTTCCATCTGCGCGACTAGTTTTAGGATCCCATCTCCGGGAGGTGCATTGTCGTGCTCAATCGTCAGCAGGTATTCCCACGTCGATAACTCTGGATGCGCCATGATTTGCTCGATGGCAGACGAATATGCATCGCCCACCTCCATCCCTTGCGCCAGTATGCGAACGACGCCATTATTTGGCGGAAAGGCGAGATTCCAGTGCGATAGGGCCACCTTTGCCGGGATGAGATCAGCGGATGGGAGTACGACGACGATGCGCTGTTTCTTCCACGTGCCGCCCTTGATAAGGCGGGCTCGAGAATTGCCGACATCCTGATTGTGCAGGCCGCCCAGGTCGGTCACGATAAGTTCTGGTTTCATAGTATCCAAGCCACCGTGGCTGTATTCGAAGATCCGGCACCCTCCAGCAAGAGGATGCCGTACATGAAGTAACCCTGGTTTGATGCAATCGTCGAGGTTGCGGTTGCCGATGTGGCAGACGTCGATGTCACCCTGGCGTCCTCAGTCAGCACGCCTAGCGGAGTAGATGATGTCTGCGGAGATCCACTGGGACCAGTATCGAATCCTCGATTTGTAAATGCATTCGGGCTTGTGCCCTCAGTGATCGGATAGGTCGTCGTGTAGGAGACGCCGAAAGAGAATCCGACGAGCGCCCCCGGTTGTCCGGTTGGCGTAAAGTTGCCCGTGCTAATCGCATTGGCCGTCGTCACCGCTACTCCGGTAAACGACGTCTTCGATCCCGCGTAGGCGCTTAACGTCGCAATCCCCGACAATTCAACCACGGTGATTTCCAGGATCGTATTGCCCGTGGGCGCGCTATCGGTCGCAGTGACCTGGTTTGCGCCACCCAAGCAATTGAGGCAGTAGAACGGAACGACGAACCCACCGCCTCCGCCGCTTTGAAAGTTAACCCCCGTCGTATCAGGCACCCATGTATTGCCCAAGGTATCGGTCAGAGTGATCGTGCCAGCCGTGGCCTTTGCACTGGTAGCGCCCACCATTGCAACAAGACAATGTCCGGCCGTCTGATTAGAAAGTGCCGCCTGACCTGAGCCTGTGCCAGTGCCAGTGACGCAGGAGGCAATATTGGTACCTGCTGCGTACCCCATGCCTTTTTGGACGAATGCGTAAGCCATTACGAGTCCATCACAAGACAGTCCACTTGATGTTGTCCATGTACCAGAGATTTGTGGTACTGCCGTAGACCAGGTCTCCAAGGGACCATTTGTACATGTCGGTTCTCTGCAAGGTGAATGTAACTGGAGAACCTGAAGAGCCTACCGTTTGCGATACGTTCACAGAATAGGTGCCAGTGCCGCCTCGGCCTGACGTACCTAGATTCACAGACGGACCAGCTCCCGTGATGTAGTCCGTTGTTGCTCCGGCGGCACTAAACCATGCAGTAGCCACTACCTGAAACCCGCCTGTGGGGGCGGTTGTAACGGTTAATGTCGTTCCTGATATATATCCTTGGAATGTTGTAATTCCCATTCCCATATCATGCAAACGAATCTTGAAGTGATTCCATGCATTTTGCACCATCGGCACTGGGCCATAGGGGGCACCGCCTAATATCTGCGCGCCGCCCGCTTGGCCGTAAGCATTGCCGTCTGATGCGCTCCCGATGATACATCCTGCATAATTGTAGAAATCGTCCGTCTTGCCTTCCGATGGGATGTATACACGCGAGACGAATCCAACAACGAATACTTGACTGGCTTTCGTCGGATACAGGTCGAATTGCAGATAACCGTCGTTAAGTCCGCAGAAAGCGCCGGTTTCAAACGAGTAAATCGGTACCGCCGGCCCAGACGCCGAGGGCTGTATCTGAGTGTACCCAGCTGTTCCCGTCGCAGTAATCGCCATGACAGATGTAGAGCCTGCATGACTGACTGCGGTCGAGGTGTAATTAATAGAGCCGCCAGTACCAACCTCTTTGAAATCTACCTCGCCGAAGTAATCCGTACCGCTCGCATATTCTATGAATGTCAGATCCGTGCTCTGGGGCCCTTCGGCACTCACCGTATCCACAGCCGACACCGTGTACATGTATGGGGTCTTTGGACCTCTGAAACTCACACCATCCGCAAGGCTTCCGGGTAATGCGTCGTTTGCATTCGTAGCCGCGGTATCGGTATAGGTGAACGTCGTAGAATTTGCGGTTGTATCGTACGCCGATCCATTGCGGTAGATCTTGTAATGATCAATAGAGTGGCTTCCGGCAGTTGCCGCAGTCCATACGATCGTCTGTGAATTGGTCCCCGGCGAAGACCCGCCAGCGTTCACCGGATTGGTGCCACCCTGGTTGGTGAGCATCACCGCGGAGGGAGCCGACGGCGCCCCGCTCCCGCCTCCACCATCAGGCGAGAATACCCCGCCGCCGATATTCACTATCTTTCCGGCCACCATCGCTATGTGGGCCATTACGCACTCACATTCAGAAACTGTATCGGTACAAAGTTGTCTGGACCAACGCCAGCAGATCCTGCGCCGGATATCTGCGAGAGACCAATCGAGGCAGGCAACCCGGCAGACGTCGTCGAGTAGATACCCTGACCAGGAACGAACTGCATGCTGTTCGCTGCGACCTGACCGACGAGACCGCGCAATTGGATGTTCGGCCCGATTGGCACACCAACGTTACTGATCGACGCGCCATTCGTATTGCTAAATGTCGTGTTACTCATCATCGCGACAAAAAGATCAAATCCGCCCGTATAGTTCACGTTGATCGGCGCAGAGAACCGACGCATGCCAGAGATCGACGCATCCGAACCGTTGCTGGAGTTTGTCCACTGATAGGACTGCGAACCGCTTGAGGCTAGCGATAGCGTCGATCCATTCAGAGAATACAGGCCCACATAGAAACTTAGCGCCTGTGCCTCGGTCGATAGCGCCAAGGCGGCTACTGATATCGACGCCATCATATCGGCGCGACTCGCCGTAAACGGCATAGGATGTAGCGCCGGATATACCGCGATGCTGCCGTTACCCTGTTGCGTGACGGTCGTATTCAGCATTGGCAGGGGCTGGAAGAACGACATCTGCGGTATGGCCGCCCCAATGCTGATCGTCGAACCATTCGTCGATATCGAAACGAGACCAGTGCCTGACAGCGTCGAGAGGGATGGTACCGATGCCGTGATGACGCCGGTCGTGTTCATGCCAAAGCTAACGTTATTGGCATTGCTGAACTGAACCGTGCCAGTCGAGGTCGAATTGGTGCCTGCCGAAATCGCGACTCCACCGCCACCGCCAGTAGGTCCGGATATGACGACCGATCCGGCAGTTACGCCGCCAGAGATGCCTCCCAGGAAATTAAACAGCAGACTCCCAAGAGCCGCGCTACCAGACGTGCTCTGTGTCGTATTACCAGTCGCATACATCGACTGAGAGACTCCAGTCGTAGCTGGAGAGGAGAAAATCAGTGAGTTCGACGACCAGCCGACGGAGATGATGCCAGCGGCCGAAACGTTGAAGTTCGTCAGGTTATACGTGCTAGATGAGGACTGACCAGTTGTATTGCCTGCGACATAGGCGCCGCCAGTGGTAAGCCCAGCCGCGGTCGCCGCCGATAGGAGGACTGAACCCGCCGAGTATCCTACAGTTATATTTCCAATCCCATTGATATACAGCGATCGAGCGTCCAGCGTGCCGCTAGAGGTCAGCGTCGTATTGCTGCCACCGATGAACCCAATCGACTGATTCGACTGGGTGGGTACTGTGTACGACGCGCTGATACCATTGGCGCCGCTTGATCCGAAGGAGATACCGTTCGCATTCTGAAAAATAACCGTACCAGCCGTATAGGTCGTATTGCTGACCTGCATCCCGCTGATACCGGTCTGCGCACCGCCCGCATTAGCGCCAGAGATCGTAAACGCATTTCCCGCTTGAGAAACCGTGATGTTATTGCCGCCAGCAATCGTCATGACACCCGACGAAATCAGCGCGAGCGCGCCGCTGGTATTGCCAGCCAGCGTTACGTTGTGGACACTCTGCGTCTGCACCGATTGCGCGGCAATAGATCCGGTTAGCGTTGAGCCATTCAGGCCGAACGACACGCCGTTTGCGTTGCCAAATACAACGGATCCGAGATTTCCGCTCGTCGTACCCGCACTAAAATTCACCGATCCCGCGCCGCCGCCGGCCACTGAAGCCGTTAGAGTCGATCCAACAATACCGAAAGACACGCCGTTCAAATTCGAATAACTTAAGGATGTCTGCGCGGCCACGCTCGCCGTGAGAACCGACGAGTTCGTCATCCCGAACGTGACGCCGTTCAAATTCGAGAACAGAAGGCTGCCGCTTGTTTGCAACTGCGTGCCGGCTGAGATACCGCCAATCCCCGCTGCGGGACCTGCCAGTATCGAAGCGGTCAGGACACTGCCTGCTAGGCCAAATGACACACCGTTACTGTTCGAGAATAGGACGGTTCCAGAGGTCGCCGTACCGCCCGCCGCTGCAATTGCTGCTCCTGCACCCACTGCGCCTCCTCCCGAAACGTAGGCTAAGCCGCCGCTCATCGGTTTGCCACGTTAGCTTGGATGAATATGGCCCTCACGCTACCGGACCCACTGTTGAGGATCACTTGTGCGAATGTGGGGGAGAACATGAAATTCGTCTGTATCGCAGTCGTCGCGCCAACCCCTACCGGATCATTCGTCGGCATCCAGTTGACCGCCGAGGGGACTATCGGATTCGTCGGGCTATTCGGATCGTCCAAAGTCGATTGAACGGTGTAGTTAACCGTTCCCGTCACATCGCACTGAATCGACACCTGCGTATTCGCCCATTCGTCGAGGCGCACCCAGGGCGTGCTTGCAATCCCGTTCGTGCCAACAGTAACGGCAGCAGTCGCAAGTCCGTTGAGCGTAATCGACGTCACCGTCGCATAATCCAGGGTCGAATAACTGGATCCGGCGACCACCAGGAACGATTCACTTATCACGGAACCGGTTGGCGTCGTACCGGTAATCGTGAACGTATGCGTCGTATCGGCCGTTGTAATTAATACACGTCGCGGCGAATCGAGCGTCGCAATGCCGCCAGAGGCCAGCGAACCATTCAATGTAACGATATTCGTCGGAGTCTGCGAGAGCGCGATGTTATTCGCGCTGGCTGCGGCCAAGGGTCCTACAGTGACTGTGATGGGACGCATATTCTTGAGTTCCTTAAACGAAAACGGGACCCGCGAGGCCCCGTATCGCGAAAACCTTACACGAAAACTCGTTACTCGCTCGCCGCCTCGGTCGTATGCCCCTTCGGTGCCGTACCTTTGCGAGCGCTCGTGAACGGATTCTGATCCGATCCAGCGCGACCGCCAGCTTTGCGCGGCTTGCGGCCTGCGTGATGTTTGGCCATCTCGCCATGCACCTTACCGCCTTCTTTGCGCTTCGCCCGACCGCCTTTCTTCAGTTCTTCGGCTTCTTTGGCGACCTTGTTTGGCGCGTTGCGATTCTCAGGCTTTTCCTTGATATCTTCCGCAGCTTCGTTGACGCCACCGGCTTCTCTGTGTGCTCGCTTGCCTTTCATAAACTAATTCCTCAGGATGCCAGGTTGATGCCTTGGATATATTCAACTGTAAGCGTACCGACGCCCGCCCCGGTATTCGTGGACAAAACCACAATCTGCACGTCTTGATTGCCCACATTGTCCCAGCGGCCGATAGCCGCCGCAACCGTTCCAGGCGTGATCGCTACCGATCCCAGGGCGCCCGATGTAACAACGGCATTCGCCGCCGTGAAGGCCGTCGCGAGCGCACTCGAGCCGATACCCAATGTCGTCGCGGTGCCGCTGAAAGCAGTCGTCACCATCAGCGTCATGCGCAAAATCTGACTCTGCGCCGGAATCACGATGGGACATGCGAACTGACCGGCTACACCGTTGTTCGTCGCCTGGTTGATGACGCAGGATTGCGCCATAACACAGTATCCCGCGTTCGCAGTGCCCGTCTGGCTGCCCAATCCCGCGAGCGTATTCGTCCCATCGCTTGCCTGGACGTTGCCGGCCAGCAGGGGACCGGTGAACATCGTCGCCGGGAAGACCGGATCACCATTCAACTGCGTGAGCTGGCCCCCGGAGATATCCGGATATACGCCGCCTGTGCCAGGAAGATATGCCATTGCTATTTACCTCCTGTTACGACGTCGGGAAGGATCCATAGATTGCGCGGGGGTTAAAATAATTGTAGCTGAAGCGCTGGTAGCCTTTCGTTAACAAATTATCAGTCACAAAATCCACCTGCATATCCGTTTCAAACGGGATGCGGTTCATAAACGCCAATCCCGCGATATTCGTCAGCATGAACCACGCGAAGTTCGAGGTCAGGAAGTCCATGACCATGTAGCCTTCGGGGATTCCGCCAGCGGTCGAGAGTATCGCATTCACGTCGTTGTCTGCCGTGCCAGGTCGCAGTTCGGTTTTCGTGAGACGAATACCGACCGGCTCCAACTGCGGCGGGAGAATCAACTTGCGGCCGCGAGCGAATACCTTGAGGCCCGCCTGGTCCCTGAAGTTCGTGCGGATCGAAATCTGCGCGTTCAGCAAGGTCGCTTCATTGAGGTCAACCTGAGTCGTCGGCGTATTCGCATACGTCGCACCGTCAATCGGATGCACCGCAGAGCACAGCGCGACACCATCGCCGCCGACATTCGCATTGTAGGTCGTCGCCGTGTTCAGCACGTTCGCGCCGTAAATCTCGCGCGATTGCGTGAATGATTCGATCAACCCCAGGTTCGACGGGTGAAACTGCGTCTTGTACAGGTTGTCATCAATCGCCTTGCGGGTGATCGCGTAGCCCAAGCCTAGTTCGATATGCTCCTGGTTGAACACATACCGTTCACCGGCATTGTTGTCGAATGACGTTTGACCGCCTTCGGACTTCAACTGCGCAAGTCCTAGGTAGCGCATTTCAGCGGTACGCTCGAGGGCGAGTTTCGAATCGAACTTCGTGAAGACCTTGTCGGCCTGGGCGGGGATCATCTCGTACTTTCCTTCGATTCCGCGCAGGCCGGGAAGGAGGAGGTCTTTGATCGCACTTAGGTTAATGGCCATGACTTATACCGCCAAAAGTTGCTTGGTTTCGACGTTGTTGAATGCCACGATAACCTTGTTATTGGCCCCCGTTTGCGTGCCTGGCGAGCCAGGCGGATCTAGTACGAGTCCGACGATGCGAAATGGAAACGTATTCGTGGTTGCCGGTGCGACGCTGATATCAATGTAGGCGCCCGAGATGCCGTTCGCCGTATTGCCCGTACCGTAGGCGAACTGACAGTTGAGTCCGATGTTCGCGGCGACAACGCCAGTTGAAGTCGATGTACCGACCTGCGCATCGAACTGCGCGGCGGGATCGTTGACGATATAGCCCTCGACTGTGTTCGTGCTGGCGACATCGGAACCGGGCCAGTAGTTAGACCACGTGGTGCGCTTCTGCGCGACGGAGGTATATTTGCAGCCGACGAAAATGCCAGCAATGGCGGTCGTACCAGGACCCGGGCCCGTGGTAATACCGGCAAGCGTGCCATCGGCGGACAGGCGAAATACGGGATCGCCGTAGAAGATATTCGCCGTGTTGTAATTGATGGTTCCCGGGACCTGTTCGTAGGTCGGGGAAGAACCGGTGCCTCGGCGTTGGCTGAAGCCGTAGGGGGCGAAACTATTTGCCACGACGAGACTCCTGATCGGAGGTCGTCACGCGCTACCGGAGCCGGTCGAACCTTAAAAACTCATACTTGGACCCGAGCCCAAGGTGTGAACGGAGTTAACCACTACTCGGATACGATTGTCAAACTTTCAACGTGATAGCCACCACATTCTACAAAGCACGTTCGACAAAGAACGTGCGCAAGCATATGCGGGCGCTTTTCACAGTTCGCGCACAATACAAACGTCACGGCGCTGATCTCTAATCCTTCGGAATGGGAATCGCTTCGTACGATTTTTTGACGTTTACTAACGGTGATCCCTTGTTGTCTCGTTCGAATTGTCCACTCGGCGCCCCGGTCAATTGCGCTTCTTTCTGACGGACCTGCAAGCGAGCCTTGCGCAGTTCGTTGTCCTTCGCTTCCTGAGTGATTTCCATGGGGCGCTCCATGAGAATCTGCCCATCGCGCTCGATGTGATTACCTTTCCATCCTTCAGGCATCATCTGCGGATGACGGGTGACGGGTACCGCCTCCCATCCTTTGCGGGCCAGCGAGACTTCGTAGGACGGATTCGGCTGATTCAGTACGAGATGGGTTTTCCATTCATACGACCAGCCATCGGGGATCAGTCGCGGGTCGACGAAAAACTTATCGACGCCATCATCGGCAATACCGATGTGGTTACGCAGTTCCGCAGCGCGCCGGGCCGCTCGAGTGCGCGGATCTTCTTCGCGATACTTCGGCTGCGGCGGGATCGAATCGGTCTCGTCTGGCGGCAACGCAGCTACGGCGGCCGACATCGGATGCAGCGGTGGCCGGCCGCGGCGGCGCGGAAGGTCTGAGGGAGAATCTTCGCCAATCATGGGATCTTCAGTATTCAATTTAGGCGTCCTTCTTTCTTCAATGCCATTTTGGCGCGGGCATAGTCCTGTTCGGGATTCTTGGAATCCGGGAAATTCATGTGCGCCATTTCTACTTCCATGGCCGATAGCGTTACGACGTTTGGCCGACTGCCGGCGCCGTTGCCGGAGCGCGTCACTGGTGCAGCTGCGGGTGCGGCTCGGCGCACGGGCTTCGCGGCATCCTTCATGGGGTCAATTTCGATTTCTGTGATTGAATCTGGTTGCGCAATATCCAGAGTTCTTTCAATATCTTGAAAATACGAATCAGAGTCCGCCTGATGTCCGCGATCCATGGCGAGCCCATGCGCCGCAAGCATCATGCGGTTCTTTTTCTGATCGCGCACATATTCGGGATGCGCTCGCACCCAGTCGGCTGATTTCGGCGAGAGTCGTGAGGCGAACTCGTCCACCGCATCGGATGGCGGCCGAATCGTCGGCTTAGGCGCCTTTTCGAGCCGCTGCTTGCCGTCCTCGAGCGTCATGAGGCGCGCGGCGTTCGTCGCCATCTCGCGTTGTACCTTTGCGGCAGCGCCATGGTCCTGTGCAGCGAGCGCTTCGGCGTATTTCGACTCCAATGTGTCACTCGCTTGGGTCAAACTCGCGATTGCGTTCGTAATCAGGTCGAGTTGACTGCCATGAACCTCGGTTCGCGCCTTAACTTCGGCTTCGGATGCCTCACGCGCATGCCGTTCGGCATTTGCGCGGGCGGTACGCTCGTCTTCGAGCTGTTTTTTGAGATTTTCGAGGCCGTCTTCGGGCTTGAGGACCGTTTTTTCTACCGATTTAGGCTCTGCATCGGCCTTAATGATTTCGATATCGTCGTTTTTGTCGTCTTTCTTGGCTTCTTCGGCCTTGAGACGGTCGATTTCGTCAAAATCGATCTTAATTTCGTCGGTTGTGGTGGCCATAGATCACCAAATCATCCCAGGGTGAGCGATTCGAGCGCGAATTTGGTCGTCATGCACCATACGGCACGGTACAAAGTCCTCGCGACTCAAGATACTCGGCCGCATGTTGATGTCGATGGCCCATGCGTCGGAGGGACGGAGCACTACCCAGTCGTGTAGCGCGATGGGGAGGCCGTAATTTATGCCAGCCTGTGCGTCGAAGCGCATAAACCGACAAGCCGCGCCAATCTTCAGCACCAAATGCGCCTTCGCCTGGTACAAATCTTCCTTCAGGTTCTGGTGCGGAAGCACAATGCCGCCTGGTGTCTTTTCCTCGCGCAGATAGATGGCGCAAAGCAATTCGTTATTGGCTATTTCGTAACCATCTAGATTGCCGACTTTATCCAGAATGGACTGCTTGAGCCGTTCGGATTCGGTGTTTGTAATTTCGCGAGACTTCAGTGCGCTGGTTGCCATGTTACCTTTCGTTGATTGTTGTAGTGACTTCTTCGCAGTAATTGCCTACGACTAATTGAAGTGCCGCGATGCGTCCGACTTGATTCTGGTACTGAGCGTAATCGGTGACGGCGAGGCCAGCGGCGAGATTGTCCTTGATCCGGTCAACTTCTTCCGTGATGCGCTTTTTAAGTTCGAATTCGAACTGAGTATTGAGGGTCTGCACGAGACGAATCAGCCGTACGCTTTCGCCTTTTCGAGTCGTCCGAGTCCGCCACCCGCGCCCGAATCAATCGGATACGCGCGACCACCCGACTTGCGCTGCATCGGCGGCCCCATCGGTGGCGCGGCGCCTGGAGGCGGCATCTGCGGAGGCGGGGCGCCCTGGTGCAATCCGACCGGGCCACTTGGACCCGGAGGTGGCATGCCGGGAGGCATCATCGGGACTTTGTCCTTCGGCTGCGTGATGATGATATTCACGTTCATGCCTTTCTTGGCACGACCGCCGGACTTGCGCCCGACTCGGCCGCCGGAACACTTGCCGCAGCCACAGTCCATTTTGTGCATTAGTTTCTTGTCTTCGGCCTCGTCAGCATGAACCTTGCCGCCTTTCTTCATGCCGCCGATATGCTTGAATCCCTCTCGCTCTTCGTTCGCTTCTTTGACGTTGCGGTTTATCAGAGAATTGGCTGTCAGGGCGGAGCCGCCAGATTTGCGGGGCTTGCGGCCCGCGTGCATTTTCGCGGCGAGTCCGTGAACTTTGCCGCCGCTCTTGAACGCTCGTCGTGAGAGCACTCGCATACCGGTCTGAGAGTCGGCATGCATGGGCTCAGATGGCGTCCAACTTGACGCATCAACCTTGGCTCTAGGATCGCCTCGCGCCATGCTTTCGGCCTTCGCTTTCGCTTTCGACCTGGCTTGTTCCGACAGTTCGCTCATATTATTTCCCTGCGAGATTCGTAAAATTTACTCTCACTTAATCCCTTTATCCACTTGTTTCGCGATTTTCAACGCTTTCTTGCCCGCGCCCGCTGCATCCTTCGGCTCCATAATCACCTCTTTCGCGAGGTTCAGCATCGATTCCTGACGCTTGGCCTCGCGGTCCTGATCGCGATTCTGATTCTCAGTGTGCGCCATTTTCGCCTTGAGGCCGACTTCCATAGCCTTCGTATTCGCATCCATCAGTTTCGCGTGCGCGAGTGCCTGATCGACTGGCGTATCGACCTGCTGTTGCTGTCCCGCGCTGCCTGCATCCTGTTTCGGGGCGAACGCGCCCTGCTGCATCTTCGCCTGCGTCTCGGCGGCCTTCGCCTTCGATTCCGTATCGCGGGCATGGGCCTCAACCATCTTCGCCTGTGTCGACGCCTTCTCGTTCGCCATCTTCGCTTGCAGTTCCTGCAGCTGCGGCGGCGGCGCGGCCCTGGCGGCGGGCGGCACGAAGAATTGCTCCGGATTCGACCACCCCATCGCCTGAAGCGCGGCCGTATCAATCGCGATCGGATCGTAGAGGTTCGGGCTCGCCTGTTGCAGTTGCTTCAAGCCCGTGATTTTCATTACACGCTGGCCCATGCTTGCCGTATTCGGATCCGCTTGCGGGACGAGCTCGCAGTTATCGGCGGCTTGCATGAATTTCTGCACATCCCACATCGTTTTCGACTTGCACTTACGCTGCCAAAAACTCTCCGGATGCTCGCGGAAAACCTTCACCAGTAACTGGAATTCCTCCGCTTGCGAGGCGTGCAGCCGCTTATGGACGGAATTGATGATCTTCACCGCCTGATCGATCAGCGCAAGAGTCGTGCCAACCGGCGCATCGCCCCGGCCCTCGCCCACCTGCATCTCGGATGTGCCACCCACCCGCTGGCCCGTCTGCACCATGTTATCGACCAACTGCATCAGCGCCGGCATGCCCGTCGTGTTGTACGGCAACGGCATCACTGCCTGACTGATCGGCATACCATTGGTATCGATCTGGGCCCCACCGCCTGGGGGCACCCTGAAAATATTCGTGTTCTGCCGCGTCCCGGATTTCGCCACCAAAAACCCTGGGAAGTTCGCGTACATGCCGGAATCCAGCATCTCGCGCCAGGCTGCCGTCACGGCGTTCGTGGTATTGCCGAGGATATGCAGCAAGCCGATGTCGTAGAATCCAAACCCCGGCACGAACGTATACTTTATATAGCGCGTGCGCGCCATCGGTAGCGACTGGTCGTCTTCGTCGAAATTGCG